GAGATCTCCCTTTGCTGTATATAATGACGCGGGCATAAAATCAGACGCGTGATTTCCATCTAGCATATCAGCATTTAAGTTAGTAACTGCTGTAGTAGATGAAACCACTAATGGAGCAGTTCCAGTAGCTATTGTAGACGTTAATTGTGTAGCATAAAAATATCCGTCGTAATTTAGTCTTGTAGTATTAGTCGGGTTTGTAGTTCCAGCGTATAAAACACCATCTGCTTTCGTAGTTCCTGAAATTTTTAGGTTTCCAGTTAGCGTTCCGCCAGCTAATTTAAGGTATACGCTATTATGATCATGATCACCTCTAGCTACTTGAGTACTGCCTGTACCAACACTTCCGTTGGCATTTAGGTTGGCATACGTAACATCTGAAGCAGTAATAAACGCGCTAGAATGAGCTTCATTACCATGAGATGAGGGGGTAAATGTAGCAGGAATATTAGTGAAATTATTCCAATTTAAATAATATGATCCTTCACTACCATCAAGCAAATCTGCATCTAAACCAGAATTAGCTCCATCATTAGCGGCATGCCAAACTTTATTTTGAATCGTCGGTCCACCAGCATATATTTCCCCTGTAGTAACTATCCCACCTTGAAGAATTTGATCTAGATCTACTTGTGATTTTACAGTAAAAGTTCCGTAATTTTTAACTAAAGGAGGTGTTGTAGCATCAGGGATCCAGTTTTGTAGAACCCAACCCGAATTTTGAAAATTATCTCCCAGAAGATAACATGTTACACTGTTACTTGCATCATCTATATATACTTGAAGAGCTGCTCCATCATATGTACCATTTTCTTTAATTCTAATATATCTAAATGGAGATGCGGCGTATCTTGATTCGTGCAAAACGGTTATAACATTTGAAGAGTCATTTCCATACATATGAGAAGCGTAAAAAATTACATTCTGATGCCTCCCGCTTTGTATATCTTTTAAGCCAAATCTAGCAATTGCTCTGTCGCCGACATTTGTTGCTATGGTATACCAACCAACTGGTATATTTAAAGCACTAAAAGACGTATGTGTTCCATTTATAAAAGAACTAGCATGTAAACTATCTAGAGTATCAGCATCAGTAGCAGTGGCAGCATTACCGGATATACTTATATTATAAGTACCAGACAATCTTGCAGTATCAAATGTACCAGATGTAATGTCTGTCGCGGCATGTTCGTGGGAAGATGGCATAAATGAAGATGGTATATCTAATAAATTATTATAAGAAATTTTTCTAGAATTACTTCCATCATGATTGTGCCCGGTAGATGTATTCAATATATCATTTAATTCTCCCAACGACACATCTCTAGTCAATATAGTTAGAGATTTCGGGGCTAAATCTTCTCTTGCTTTTTCTGCCATTTATATTATCCTCTCGCTCTGTTATGCTTTATCCTATTACCACAACTGAAAATTCGTTAGAAGTTAGTGGTCTATTAAAATATAATGTAACGTTATTTAAATCAGTCTTTTCAACATAATAATCTATTTCATCATATGGTGGTGCATTTCTCCATACAGAAATTGTACACGCTCTGGTATTTAAATTATGATTTATCGTAAACTGTGTAGCAGTACCATTTCCTATTGTCTGTTCATGCTTATATTTTTTCCACACAGGAGCAGCAGATGTACTACCTGTACCGGTTTGTGTCAGTATTTTAGTATCTGTGGTAATATTACCTGCTAATTTTGATAGTGTATTTGCAGCAGATGCATAAATTATATCGCCAAGAGCATACGATGTTAATCCAGTACCACCTTTAGTGGTACCTATAGCTGAACTAAATGCGGCATCTGTTAATTGTCCTCCACCAGCAGCATTTGTATGATTATGCGTAGCATTTGCAAAACTACTTATACTTGGTGTAGTTAACGTTTTATTTGTTAGTGTTTGTGTGCCAGTTAATGTTACTACTGAAGAATCAATAGATATAGTATTTCCACTTATTGATATACCAGTACCGGCAATAATAGAGGCAGCTCCTGTAAACTGTACAAATTCAATATCAGTCGTCCATTCAGTAATCGTAAGATTCGAACATACCCATGCTGTATTAGCGTGTGTGTTACCTCCGCCAACAAACACTGCGGCTTTCGCTAATTCATCAGCAGTGTCAGCGTCTGGTGCTCTTTGCCAAGCTCCGGTTGAAACGATATATATACCATTTTGGGTTTTATTTGTTTGATTTTTAACTAATACTCTATCTCCGGCTTTTACTGCAATACCATCAATAGTTTGCTCTCCAGATAATGTAATATTACCAGTAGTAGCTGCAACAACTTCATGTTTCCACGATAATCCGGTTATAGCCATATCGACATAAGTTTTAATAGCCTTCTGCGATGAAATTACACTATCGGACGCCGATGAGCCACCCAAAGTAGTATCAGTAGATAATAGCGTGTTGTCAAGATCACCAACAACGATTTTTCCGGAAGTTAATGAATTATCTGCAGCAATTTTAACAATACCGTTTGCTGTTAAGTCGGAAAATATGTATTTACCTTTAGTGGTATGACTTGTAGTCTTTATTGTGATATTATTACCAGATGCGGTACCACCGATTAATGTTTGACCCCCGGCTCTTCCATTTAGTAGCATATATTGTGTATGATCATCATCTAATAAAGAGCTGCTAGTCATTGAAGTGCCGTGATCTAATTGCCCACCATTAACAGCATTTGTATGATTATGACCGGCGTTTGTAAAATCATTTATTGTTGGTGTAGTCAATGTTTTATTAGTTAATGTTTGTACTGCTGTTAATGTAACAACAGTATCTGTTACTGCAGGAAATGATATTTTGTATGTTTTGCTAACATCTTGATATAAAGAAGGAATTATAGGATCCGTAAGTGTTTTATTAGTTAAAGTTTGTGTATCAGTTAATGTAGCAACTATAGCTGTATCTATAGATAATTTTTTATTCGGTGTAGCTCCTGATAAAGTTAAACCGCCATTATCAACTAAATCTATACCGATAATGCCAGATGATACATATATACCGTCGCTAATTTTTACATGTCCATATTCAGATTTACTTGCAGCACCGTAAATATTATTTGAAGAATTATGCGCTGGTATATCAGACGCTGATAAAGTATTACCACCTGTTATTTTTCCTGTACCGTCATTTTTTAAAAATCCTGCGGTTGAAAACTCAGGAATTAGAATTGAACCTTTAGCAGCATCTGACGTAGATTGAAGTATTAAATTTCCGTTGGCAGTTTCTCCACCAGTGACAGTTTGTCCGTTACCTAATCCTGATGACCAAAATAATGATCTTATTGTTGAACCGTCAAAAAATTTAATTTGTTTAGAATTTGTATTAACCCATATCATTCCTGGCTTAAGTGCTTCATATTGCGGATCTGTAGACAATTTTTGAAGAGATACGTTTTGTATTTCGTTTCCTTCAAAATTGTGGTTTATAGTAATAATCTTTGTAGCCATATATTTACCCTCTCCTTTTAAATAACACTTGCAATTCCGCTGACGGGTATATTAAATTGTACAATTGCAGTGTTTAAATCTTGATACGAAACAGCACCGTCTATAACAGAACCAGCGCTATCAATTATAATTATATTTGGGTATGAGTTTAAATTATGATTTAATACCCAAGTTAGTGATGGTACTGATTGATAAAATATTTTTCTCTCAGTAATTTGATCTATTTCGGCTTTAGTATAATATAAATCATTATGATTGTGACTATCTAAGTTATATGAAATGATATCTATTGCTTCTTGAACATTATCAGCATCTAAATTAGAATCTTCATTATCATACGATATATCAGAGGCTGTGATATTTGTAATTGTATCAGTTATTTCATCTATGGCACCTTGAACAGTCGATGATTTTAAATTAGAAGCTTCATTGTCGTAATTTATATTTATAGCGTCAGTATAATAAGAGCTATCTTTTCCATCCAATAAATCAGAATCATTTGCTTTATCATTAATGCCCAAATATAATGAATTATGATTATGATTGCCAACTGCTAACTGATTTGCTCCACCTCCGATTAATCCTAACGAAAATAGATTACTATAAGTAACGTCATTTAAAGTTATATAATTCACTGTATGATAATCATTATCGTGCTCTATTGGGGTAAATTCTATTGGAATATTTGTAAAATTACCCCAATCTAAATAATATGTACCATCTTGGCCGTCTAATTTATCAGAATCACCTGCTATAACATCTTTAAGATCTTCCGATGATATCTGGTGTCCTGATGTTATATTCCCATACTCATTACTTTTAATAAACCCAGGAGAATTAAATTCTGGTATAATTATCGAGCCTTTAACTTCGCTTGATGTAGATTTTAAAATTAAATTACCACCAGGTTGCGAACTTCCGGACAAAATTTGATCAGTTTTTGAACCTTCAGAATAAAGAAGAGTTCTTATATTTTCTCCATCGTGATATTGAATTGCGTCTATAGAAATATTGTCCCATAATAATCCTTCTATTAGCTCTTCATTATTAATATCTTTATATTTCTCAAGCCTAGTTCTTATTTTTTCCCATTTACAATCATAATCGAGATCAGAGTTTTTCTTCAAAAATTCGTCGGCTAGCCCGCCTCGAGGCATGCCGACACCAGGAGGTCCTGGAGGTCCTTGTATTCCGACCTCAATTATGTCAATAATTTCATCAATTATTTCGATGTTAATATTATCTTTAACTATTTCAACTATAGTATTTTCTTCAACTACTTCGATAATATTTGACATGCTATTCAGTCACCTCTAGTTCAACTACCCATCTACCTCTTATTAGAGTTTTAAAAGGTTTTGTCGTATCATTTCTATATTCTAAGCTCCATAATCCAGAATCATATATATTTAATTTAGAGGTAATATCATCTCCAATTACTATTTCTATTAAACCTTCAGTTGGAATAGTTGTAATCCCATCGTCCATAGTCAGAGTACATAATATATTATCATCGCCAAATTCGTATCGGAATTGAGATTTAAACTCAAATCCTGTCAAATTGATTGGATTTCTATATTTATCTTTCCAACGGAATTTCTGCGAAAATACCGTGCCTTTTTCAATTTTAAGCAGAACGTTTTTGCTTGTCAACGACATTTTTTAAGCTCCTCAGATATTTCAAAATATCTCCAGATTCTACGGATTTCTTAGATTTTCTTACCCATTTATCTCCAACTTTTTTATAGCTCCTTTTAACAGCACCCCATGCCTTTTTAGCTGCTCTTTCTTTCGAATCGCCAGCATCTCTAGATGCATTATAAACTTTTTCCCATATCTCAAAAGCTTTTTCAGGCAGATTGCTGAACGGCACGTCAATTCACCTCTTTTATGTATATAATTAATTTTGCTTTGGAATAGATGTATTTTACTTTCCAATTAATATATGTTATAATATAAATGATTGCTAACACAATTATAGAGAGGTGTAGCACTATGAATAATATCAGTTTTTATCAAAGCGAGGCGATCAGGAATTTTAACCGTTTGTTTAATATTAACTTAACCGATAAAATATTTAGTTATACTAAACTACCTATAATAATGATTGATTTAGCTCTTAGATTTGATATTGTAAAATTTAAATACGAATTTGCCGATGAATATATAAACAAAATTTGTTCTGAGTTCAGCGATTATTACATCTATAAAACATATATCTACAAGCAACCTATAACTAAAAAAATATCGATCGATGAGGAAGAATTTGTATACGATTCATTAGTCAGAACAGCCGAAGAAATTGAATACCTGCTCGGAAATGTATTACACGCAAATAAGTCTTTAATATTGTATCTAGGAAGGTATAAAGAATATTCCTACCTAAAATATTTTCTGCAAAGACATTTTATAGGAAACGGCACAGTGTTAAATTTTGTAAGCATCCGGCATTATTCGAACTATTCAAAATATGACTACAACTTAGACGATAACAAATATTTCGTTAAAGATATCGAAAGCATTAAGAAAAACATTCAGCTTTTGGAAAAACGAGTGTAAGTTATATATACCAAATCTTATGAGGTTGACGATATGAAAAAATTACTGATCGACAGCTGGAATAAAATTTTTAATGCCTCAATACAAGATAATAAACTAGAAGATTCTAATGATATAGACAAATTATTTAATGATTATCTGAGAATAATAAATAAGGATAGAACGTATGTTCTTAGAGAAGATATATGTCTAGTAGAACGATTAAATTATAAATATTATATATATTACTCTGAAGATAATAAACTGAGCAAAACAGAATTAGATGTACGATCAAAACGTAAATTATTTTCTTTATTAAATAACTATAATACAATAATAACGAAAAATTTTCCTCTGCAGAATAACTTCACCGATAACAAAATAATATTAAGATATGAATTAATTCAAAATTTATTCACAAGCAATAATACACACTATTTTTCAGCTGATCTTCCATTTCCAGCTGATGATTACAGAATATTTTTTGTCGATAAATTTTACAATATGTTGTTAAATAATACTGCCAGATATAATTTATTAAAGTTTTCTAGTTTACTTTTAAATCATTTTGAGAACGGAATAACTGTTGACGAGTTCGTCTTAAAACCGGATATTACAGTTAGCCATTACGGTAGATGGTACTGGACGAACACTGAAAAGATTCAAACTAGTCTAAGAATAAGGAATAAACTTTATTCTAAAATAATAAAATACGGCAAAGTATTAAATATCGACTTTATATCGGCAGAACCGAATTTATTGAGCCAACTGCACAAATCTGAACTCATGAAAAAGTTGGTAAAATATAGGATATTAATTAAAAGAAAAGATCCAGAATTAAGTGATATAATAAAAAATTTATTGAATATATATATCCATTCAAATGATCCGCCAGAAATCGCTGCAGAAAAATTTAGACAGCATAATGCAGATAAAATAAAAGATGTATTTGGAATTGCTGTTTTAGATATTTTGACATGTTTACAAGAGGATCTTTTATGTTATAATAAATATATTATCGATGAATATAGATCCAAATTATATGTTGAGGAATTTTATCGTAGAATAATTATACCGAATATACCTTTATTGGAGGACGGTGATATAATAAAAGAGCACAGAAAATTTTTACAAGGGCACGTGCATGATCATGTTCTAGAGTTGGCTAGATTGTTATATGAAGATCTGAATATATTACCAATTTTTACCATACACGACTCACTAAGCTACTTTATATCTAATGATGTCGATATCGATGCAATAAAAACTAGTTTAAGAAAAAATTTAAAGAGCTTAAAACTTCCCATAGAACTGGAAGTTATAAGCTAAAATAAAATGAATTAGGAGGATGTGGAATGATGAATAACTACAAAAAAATATTAATGGAAAAAAAGAAATTGCTTCAGGTGTCAGAACAAAGCACTGATACTAAAGAAAGGAAATATCTCAACTATTTTAATCCAAACAAATATGTTAAAACAAATAGCAATTTCTTCGTTCGTGTATTACCAAGAAAAAACGATCTGTTTTTCTTGCAATTCCAAAAACATAGTTTTAAAGTAGGAGCAACTTGGAAGAATGCTTTTTGCTTCTACAGCCGAGGTGCCGATGGTGAAATTATCGGTAAAGAATGCCCGTTCTGCGACTTCATTGAAGAAAACAAAGCAGAATTAAATCCTGACACCGTTTACAAATTAAAAGCACGTAATTCGCATATGTTATTAGTATATAATTACGATGCCGACGAAGTACAAAAATATGAAGTTAATGACTACGGAATCACAGATATACTTGCCGCTCTACAGACGTGTCTAGAAAACGAAGAAGATGAATTCGATGTTGACAGCGAAGGATTTGATCTCTATTTTAAGAAAGGAAATTCTGGTTATGCCGAAGTATGGAAAGCAGAGAAACCTTCTGTGATTTTAAAAGATATTATGAAAAACTCGAAAAACTTCCATGAAATTCCAAATTTAGAAGCTGAAGTTATACCGCCATTTAATGACACTGTACTGAAATCAATTCGATCAACATTTGAATTAGCAGTTAGTATATTTGAACCGACATTTGCTAAAAAATCTAAAAAAGAGGAATCAGATGAAGATGAATTTGGTGACGCTATACTTCCTAAAGAAAAATTCGATCCAAATGAAGAAGACTTTGATGTAGAAGATGAAGTAATTGAAACAGACGATGATGATGAGGATGTAGAAGATATTAGGAATTTCCTTAAAAATCGAAAAAAATAAAATGCATAAAAATGAGGGAGAGATTATTCTCTCCCTTCTTTTTTTATCTTAAAACTATGCAAGAAGACACTCACCTCTATAGGCGGTGGGTAGTTGACATTGGCGTCTTAATTATTTAACTAAAACAAAATTAAAGTGCGTTGATTTAGTCAAGGCTGCAAATACAGGTAATACATCATCATATTTTTTCAAGTAATAAGCGTTTTCAATTCCCCTAAAAATTTTATTAGAAAATTTGATAACCGTATCTCCAACACATATGTTAGGTGACTTATTTGCGTAATTAAGCAGAGCCGAAAGCGCCACCCAGTTTATATTGATCTTTGGGTGATGTATATTTGCTTTTAGATATCGTATAACCTGATAATTCTTATTCATTATCGGATGATCATCTGTTTGTACTATATTATATTGTAGAATTTCAGTATCTATTGTAGCATTCACTATAACATTTCTGCTAGAAAACACATCGGCAAATCGCACTTCATACATATTTTGATTAATGCTTTCTTCTATACTATCTACAGAAGTAAAATAATATTTTAAATAATTATTAGAAGTCTTATCAGTGTTAAATGTTAATACTTTAGGCAGGTCTTCGCTATTTTCCTGCATATGAATTAAATCATTTATCGATAAAATTCCTATCTCTGTATATATATAATTATTAACGTTTAACATCTGTTAACTCCTTATCTAAGATATTCCCTTAAATATAGTCAATAACTTATTGGAATTTCTGGCTACATCTAAATTATACTGACCTGTCGGTATATCTCTTATTTTTTGATATATAGAATTTTCCAATTTAAGCAATTTTTTTCTCAATTTATCTTTATCATCAAAGTCAGTTTCAACCGTATCAACTAAATCTAAAAACGCCGATCTGATTTGTTTATCAGTTTCATCCATATCTTTTAATGATTTCTTCTTAATAATATTTTCGTTGATGAAATTATTATTTGTTTCAAAATTATCTAAAAATTCAGTTCTATTTATCATATATTTACCTATTTTGACGACATCTTTTTCTTCTTCTGGAATTTCTACACCCAAAGAACTTAAACTAATGGCGCTAGATATCATAAAATATAGATTGGAAATCGGTCTTAAACCTGATTCTAATATTTTATAGTCTTTGTTAAATTTAAGTAATATATTTGATGCTTGTCTTGTTACATCTTTGGAAGGATCGATCTTTTGATTTAAATCATCAGCCAACTTTCTCAAAAGAGCCGGAACTTTGCTATTACCATAAAATCTCTCTAGCTCATCGACGATCAACCATGCATATTTACCAGAGAGAAGTATGGCTACCATATTTAATGTATTACGAAGCAACAATTTTTCATCATTAGTAGCATTGTCGTAATTTTCAGCGATATATATCAGATCTTCATCTATATTGGCATTTCTATTCTTCCATTGATTCATGATAGAAGAATATGCTTTTTTGAATCTAAAATCTTTTTTGTATATTTCACCTATTCTGTCGATAAATCTAGCACTGAGCGCTTTTTTTATTATATCCAAAACGCCCTGAAATATATTAAAATTAGTTAATCCAGGCCCTTTAGTCAAAAATTGTATAGCAATATTAACAAAATTTTTACCAGTTTGTCTTAGTATTTTGTTAATATAAGGCTCAGCCACATTTTTAATGACTTCACGTTGATATTGATTTAAACCTATATCTCCAAACGTATCATTTATATCTAATTCAGCTTCAATCAAAGATAGTTTATCATCTAATTTGGAAAATTCAGCATCAGACATATATATTACACCCATATTCTCGGACATGGGTGTAATATATTTTGAAACTACAGGTTTTTCTATTTTACTTTTTTTTTATCTAGATCTTTTTTAAATAAATCAATTTCTTCGCAATTGTTCAGCATATCTGTTAGTTCTTTTTCTACGCGTTCAGATATAAGGTTAATTTTTTTGCCGTATTCCTTAACCATTTTGGTAAACATATCATTTCCCCAATTAATATCTTTTTCCGCCATAGTAACACCTCTATGGTATATTAATCAAAATTATCGATCCATATTTTATCTGCAGCGAATATAGCACTTATTTCTAACGGAGTATCATCTTCAACAGAAAACGTTATGTTTTCAATATTGGTCGGCCAAACACCGTCGGCTTTATACACGTATTGCAGAGAAGCTCCTGTTTCGTCTATATCTGCCGTTATATCATATACATTGATCGTAGCTTCTTTCTTATATTCATGAGCCAAACCTATACGACCAGTATTATGATTAAATGCTAAATTTCTCCAGCGATACAAATCTCTGAGCGTATCATAACTATTATCTATGCCGACGAGAAAAGTCGCAGTAATAGTATATTGCTGATTTACTCTACCTGCTAATTGCATTACACCGCTAACCCATGGCACTGGAACGTTATTAGATGTAGGAAATATCGGAGTCAGAGTCCTGCACAAGATGTGTAGTGGATCTTGACCGGCAATGATCAATTCAAATGCATTTTTGCGAACAAAATCGCTTCTTATATCAATTGGATGATATACATTACGGTTACGCATTAATTACTTCACCTCTAAAATTCAAAGTTTTTAATATAGAGGTGAAGGTTATCTCCACCTCTATATTAAGTTTATTATTTTTATTGCACTTCTAATTCAGAAAAGGTCGCTCCAGAAGAAGTAATTACAAATCTGTTGATTAATCTTTCAGCAACTTTGGTCGGCTTAAGCCAAACTTCAGCTATCATTGTATTATTATCTATATTATAAGGAGTATTAGTCGTCTCATCACAGACAACTTTAAATTCATACAAACCTCTTCTCTGTTTAATATCTGATAATAGAGGATTAACCAACTGCGTATATAATGTCCATGTAAGTCTATCATTAGGTTCGAACAACAAGTATTTAGTCGCTGTTGCTAATATCTTCGTTATGTAAATTATCAATCTCATTACATTGACTCGGTCTAAAGCTGAAGGTTTACGCTGCAATGTTTTTTGTCCATATACTACGATTCCATCGCCGACAAAATCACATATAGGATTAATTGCATTTGTTCCAGTAGCATAGAGTAGATCTCTATCAGAAACATTTAACTGTCTTTCGACCTTTTGTACTCTAAATAATCTGCCACGATTTAATCCAGCAGGGGCATTCCAAACTTCAGCTATTCTGTCATTGTAAGCATAGACAGCTACTATTCTAACACTAGGCGGTACCCATTGCAATGATTCTGTAAATTCATCGGATATCTGGATCCAAGGATAATATAGAGCCGCAAAGCTTGAGTTGAGTGCATTCTCATTCAGCCATTTACCAGCACCATTGTGCCAGTTAACTACATCCTGCGGTGTTAAACCTTGAGGAGGATCTATTATAGCAAAGCAGTCTCCTCTTTCATTTTCACACAAATTAATTAATTTATTGATAACTGCTCTATTTCCGGCGAAATCAGGACATGCTATCAGGTTGATGTCATATTTTTCGGCATTAGCAAATTCAGATAAACTACTAATAGCAGAATGCTCGGTTATATTTTCAAAATCATCATATCCTCCATTCAGTTCAAGTATTGTATTTAATACCGGAATATCACCAACTTCAATATTATCTAGCTGTATTTCTACATAATTAGACGCGAATTTATTACTTATAAAGTTTTTACTAGAAGGATCGCTAAATTCGATATTTTTGACCCTCTCAGTAGGAAGCTGATTTACATTAGCTTCAGGTGACCAAACATCTATTTCATAATTACCAAAATCATCTCTGATAAATCTGATCTTTGTACCGTTGTAATATTCACCTTTATACGGTGAACTTGCAGTACCCATCTTAGATAGATATTCAGCTGTTATAGTATCTCCTTCAACTAGATTAGCTACATAGTTGATCGAAATATTTCCTGTAGCGTAATCTATCGTACCATTTCCATTTTTTCCAATTAAATTACCTTCTCCGTCATCAGTCAATATCAAATTCGGTCCTATTTTTACAATTATGCTGTTTTTAATTACAGGATATATCGACAATTTAGATGAAAGACTTCCAGAAGATTCTCCACCGGCTTCCACTGTTTTTAATACATCTAAGTGTTTAGCCAGATAATTAGCAATTAATTTAGTTCCTTTTTTAGGTGGTTGAATTAAAGCAATATCAATAGCACCGGTTTCATAATCAATTTTATTGTCTGATGTTACTACACCTTGGACAAATTTTCCTTCACCATTATCAGTAGAAACAACCACGTCGTTTACTAATATCGATACTGTATTTGGATAAACTACGGTATTTAAAGATCCGATGAATGACTTATCTATAGTGTAACCGAACTCAGATGTTTGTCCTACAGTTCCGAGCACTTTTATTTTATATATGCAATAATCATATGAAGCTATAAATTTATCTCCAACTTCAATATTAGTATCAGAAAATTCAACTTCCCATTGTCCAGTTATAATGTTAAGACTACCTGATCCTACAGTATCTCCCAACTCATCTTTTCCAATTAACTCATAAACATTATCTGTCGGCGGAGTAACTGCTGTAAAAGTATAAACATGATCTTGACTAGCTATCTTCAATTTGAAATTGTCTAAATTAACTAAATTTGAATGTGCCAGCATACCTGAATATTTCGCATCTGCATCAACTTGATCTACAGTTAAAGTAACTTCATTCGACACGGATTTTATTTGAGTATTGTATTTTAAAGCAACTTCAGCTCCGGTATTCGCAGCTGTTAAAGTAAATCTATATTCTCCTGTATCATAATCTATAAAATTCGGGTATGAAGATATATTTTGGTTAATTGTTGCCGGAAAAGATCCATTACCATTATCTCTGATAACCGCATAGTTATCAGGATTATCTGGATCTATAAGTTTTATTTCAACTGTTCCAGGAACAGGGGCATGATTCAGCGTAGCTTTAAATATATATTCATTCTTATCTTCAACAACTGTCAGCAATTCGTCGGTAATTTCTACAGCTTTAGGAATATCGACTGTAGCTTTTCTAGCCGCTGGTCCTAATATTCTAGAAAACCATAATGCGCTGCCAAATTCCAAGAAACTGACAGCTGCTAAACTGCTGAATTCTCCGACTCTCGGAGTTCCAAATAAATCGACGAATTGTCTGACTGACAATACAAATGTCGGCTCAGTTGGACCTTTCCTTGTTTTTCCTACTAATGCTAATATAGACTTTGATAAATTTGAAGCATATAGAGAAAAATCTATAGTTTCAAAATATACACCTGGACTTGCATGTATAGGCATCGTATATATACACCTCTTTTTTATATTTTTTACTTGGTTTATAAAGTTTTATCTTATTTAATTTTAGTTTTAATCATTTTACAGAAAATTGAGTATTAAATTATATATCCGCATTTATTTCCTCTTCAACATTTATAACGCTTCTTGTGTAGTAATTCGGATCGATAAGCATTGTGTACAAACTAAAAGTTGTGGTACCATGGAATATTCTGGTACTAGTATCAGGAATCTCCATATATGGTGTTGAGTCGGTTGAAGCTATATCATAAATATAACCATTGACGACTAAATTATGATTAGCTACGTCGATAAATGTTCTTATATAATGATGCTTGTATAAATTGAACAGTATACTCTCAGTTAATTGATTATGCGTTTCTTGAGTAAGAGAAAAATAATCTACTTGATAGTTTATGTTATATGGCATTAATTCTGCGCCTTCATATACTTTTTTGTTCTGGTTAATATCAAACAGCATCGGTCTGTGAATATTCTTCTTCACAATTTTTGTTTCAGCATTAGGAGATAACCCAGTACGTATGATTGCTATTAAAGGAAGAATAGGTGTTCCGCTTGAGGAAATTTCAAGTTTAAAGCTCTGCCTTGATGGCAGAGCAAAAGTAACCTGCGGAGAATTTATACCTTCTCCAGTATCAATTTTTATTTTATCTTTGAAATAAGCGATAACTGCCTCATCGTAAAATCTTATAGTAGACAACTTAAATCTCTACCTTTTCTATTCAGGTTTTTTATCAAAATTACTTTCACCTATCTGAATAGCTGAAATTTCTGATAATAGAATAGCAACCGATTCGACGATATTATTATTCTTCTTCTTTTCTATTTTAATCTTAGATATATCTGTTTCGGAATTAGGTATAAAATTAACCCACTGATCATAAATCGAAAACGCCTGATCTTCATTCATCGATACTACAATAGACTTTCCACTCCTAAGGGTAAATACCATTTTAACTATACGATTACTTTTCTGCACCATCTGTTAATTCCTCCTCTTCTGAATTATAACAATTCTTATATAAATTAATGAAATGATCAATTATCGCATCTGCCTTCCTCCAATCTCCCTCAAATATGTTATTTTCTATATTTGGATATATATCCACGGTGCTCTGATAGTCGTTGTGAAGCATCTTGTGAACACAATGCAGCAACGGTACATATGAAACACAATTTTGGAAATGTATCTCAGCTAATATCATCAGTACAAAAAAGGTATTAAAAGGAACGTTATTCTCGTCCAGCTTCTCTACTATATGCTCAACCCAATCCCATAGCGTTCTGCCGTAATGATGGACATCGATATCTGCTCCAGATTCAAATTTGTTTATCCCAGTAGCAGCGCAAGTAGATCTGTTACATTGCTGTAACCACATATTATATTCTGGGCTCAGCCTGAATAATTTAACTACGCTCTTAATAAAATTTTGATATTCTTCAGCATCAAAAAGATCGTAAAATATGCTGTACCTCATTCTTTATTACCCAACTGTGATAAATGTTTGAGGAAATTTATGCCTAGATTTAAGCTCATCAATTAAAGCTTTTTCCATTTCTAACGATTCAGTATACAGCGCTGTACCGCTAGGTTCCAGCGATCCAACAGGTAAAGTTACGCCGCTGTACTTTCGTCTTATCTGACCCAGAACTTTACCGACATTAGCTTGACAAAATCTTTCAAGCCAATTAACTTCATAGTCATTTAGAGTGGAAAGATCTGGCAAATGATCAACCGCCAAAGCAAATTTGAAAATAGTCTCCATATACGGAGCTGGATTAATATCGATGATATTAGGCGGTACCAATTCAGCTCTAGGAGATGTCCCAAACATTCTTTTAGCGATATCGTATGCCTGAAACATTGATATAAAATTGATTAAATGCTGTGTATTTCTACTAGCTGCTAAAGACATTGGTATACCTAACAGAGACTGAATAGGAAGGCCCATACCTACCAGATATTCGACCGAAACATAAACATCTAGTACACCGTTAATTTTAGGATACTCAAATATCTCATACTGATTTACATATGGACGAACAGTTTTAGACACTAATACTTCTCTCGGAGAATAAGTATTTAAATATATCATTGCTCTTTTAATGATATATTTAAAGCTGTCGTCGCCGAGCTCAACTGAAACAACGGGCCAACCAAATTGACTATATACTCTTTGCTTTAGTTCATTAAAATCATCTGGTTGCAATTCTAATCTGAAATCACCTGAGTTAAATAAAACTCCCATTATTATCAAGCTCTCTTCTTATGCATTTAATTTAACTAAATTACCGAGAAGTCCTCCACTTCTAAGCGTAAGCGAAAGTGGAGGATGAATCGGTTATCCAATTGTTGTTTCTACACGCCAATCGAATTTTTTCTGTGCTAATTTGCTTATATTTAGATGTTGTTTGTAAATAATTACCTTGTTCTGTTGTTACTGCCATTCCTATATGTTTACTTCCTGCGTCAATGCCTAATACACATTCTTGTATTTGATTTTCACACTCAAATAATAATTGAATAGTGAAAGGTTCGTACTTTACTATTTTAGCCTTCTTGTTTTTCAGCAATTTTCTTGCCTTAGCAGGCTTGCAAGGCATTAGGGGTTTTCCTTCAACTGAAATAACATATACTAACATTTTGGCTATAAGCCCTCCTTTCGGAGTTATTTGCCCATCCCCAATGTTGGAATAACTTTGCAGTATAACTGCCAATTGTGGTTGACCGTTCCTACCCATCAGAACTTTTACAGAGCCACCTTAGAGCCTGAAACTTGGGCACCATTTCAGGGTAAGATAATTATTCCAACGTAGTCAGTTAAGACTTAGGGTAGTCAACTAAGGCTTTTCCAAGCCTCCGCTTCTATAAACGGTGGGTAGTTGACTAATATCAGATATTAATTCTTTTTTAGTCTTTCCTTCTGTCTTAATATTTAACTTTTCAGCTATTTTAATTAATTCAGTTTTATTCATTTTGGCTAAATCAGACTCTTTAAAGCTGCTTTTATTCTCTGATTCTTCTGGTTTTTCCCAAGGCAAAACTTCAGGTTCTTCTTTTATTTCTACTATATAATCAGGTCTTGTATCAATTATTTCTTGAACTAATGGCTCATCTGGCTCTTCAGGTGGATAGTTGATTTCTGGAATAGGAGTGTAAACATTTGGAATACTTTCTCTGACAAATGGTACTTTATTTTCTTCTACTGTAAAACCAGAATCTGTCGATATATCATTGGTGTATATATATCTTAAATTATCTACCACCGGCTGATTATTTTTTTCGAATATTGAAACAGTTTCTATTTTTCCTTGTTCTTTAAGAAAATTAATATCTTCAGTTGTAAATCCTACTTCGACGCTATCAAATACTTCTCCACCTTTAATTTTTACGCCGTTATGTGTAAAATTTATGAACGCTCTGTACTTCAATACATTTCACCTCTCTAATAATTCTTGCCATAAAAAGCTTTATATATATTGCTCAAGCTATTAAATTTTTCTTTGTTATTATCTTCATTATTATTAATTTTTGATTTAACGTCATTTAACTCTTCATCGAGTATTTTCTGTATTTCTTCAGGTCTTAATGAATTCCATAAAGTTGAGTTTGAATATTCCTGCATAAATTTGATAGCTTCCAGCTGATTCTTCTTAGCATCCATAACATCTGCTACCGCGCTTAATATATTGGCGTAATTCCTTAGCAACAGTGGTTTGCTCTTTGTATAAGCATAAAGAGCATGCACCCAAGCGAATATCAAGTCGGTTTTTGGCCCATCAGCTTTACCGTGTTCATCTACGATAAAATTGAGCAGCTGATGGTGTAATCTTTCTGATTTTATAATCCCTTGTTTTTTTATTGTATTATTGCTTTTTCTGTTCTGCATGATCATCTCAAATTTTCTTCTAGCATTAGACATATCTTCTTCAGCCGATATTATCGAATTTACAGCTTCAGTATATTTGTCAATTATAATGTTATACATATTTGCTAATAGAATATCTCTAGATGCAGCAGTAACATCTGTTCCTATATATGAGCGATATGAATCCTTATTATAATCATAGCTTGATAATTCAGTATTAGACTTGTTACGGAATAAGTTCATACCTATTCCATTATTTGTTTTACTTAAAATTTTATCGATCAGTATTTTGCCGACGGCATTTCTTTCTATATTAACTAAACAGTTGTTATATCTTCTTGTTAGATTTATTACAACGTCGGCAAATGCATCAGGAATTATAGTATTGCAATCGTACTCCGCTACCTGTTCAAGTGTAGAAGCTTTTAATATCTGAATAGTGCTTGAGTCCTTTCTATCTCCATAGGCAACGTCGACTCCAGCAACATAAATCTCACCAGGAATAGGATTCTCAAATATCCATAAATGATCGTCATAATCAGTGGCTATCGGATCAACAGTAGCGATTGAATCGAGTATCTGCCCAGGAATGTAAGTATTACCTGAAGATACAAACGAAAGTTCCAATTCAGCAGCGATCGATCTGTAATTCCAGTTGAGCTGACTGCACTGATCTAAATACCAATTATCATCATACTCTGGTACAGCACTCCAATGTATTTTGACAGGGACATATTTATTATCTTTATTCAGCGCGCCTTCATACATTTGATAGTACCATTTACCTGTTCCGGAAATGCCATTAGGTGTCGAGATAATTATAATGCCATATGGTTTACCTTTACTGGATTTGAATGCTCTAGATATCGTCGGATATGCAGCTTGATAAACATCTTCTACTTTCTCGATGAATGCCGCTTCGTCAATAACTAATAGGTTAATTGATTCACCAAGAGAAGCACTTCTTGTCGCAGGTATAGCCGTTATTTTTGATCCATTAGAAAATGATAGCGATTGTCTATTATCAATCTCTAATTTAAGCTTCCAAGCACTATTAGGTAATGTATCGTACATCTTTCTTATCTTAGACAGAAAAGACGCAGCATTCCTTTGCCCAGCTGAAATAATAAGTATGTTGTAATTAGAATAATGCAGCAAACTCCATAAACATATAGCTTGTACTAATGTCGACATACCTATCTGCCTTGACTTAAGAGTTATGATAAAATGCTTAGCCAAAAACAACTTTACTATTTTCTTCTGAAAATCATACATATTGAATGGTATTAAACCGTGCGCCGGATGCTGGATCTTGATATTATTTTCCATCCAGCGTATAGGATCTTTACGATTTTCTATTAATTCTTCTAAGAGTTGTTTTGTATCTGTAGCATTGTTGGTTATCATTCTTTTATATCACCACTTATGCATCTTAATCGTCATAAATAACTTATCTATTTATAATTGAACTTCTCCACCTTACGCTTCGCTTAGAAGGTGGAGATTCTTGAGAAGCGTGGTTATGCAACCCTTATTCTCAATGGTGTGTTCAATACACCATTATCCATCACTGACTGTATCAGTTTTGGAATACATTTGTCTTTCACATACTTTCTTAATATGTTCAAACTACCATTCACATCTGAATTAACCAGTATACCTTTATTACTTCTGAATAACCCTCTTACTATACGTCTACTTTTATCATAATTGGTTTTGTTTATATTCTCTAAATCTAATGCACTACAACCACTTGTATAATTTTCTTTTACATATACTACTTTTAATCCTACTAATTTAGCCTTATATTCAATTTTATCTACTAGTTTTTGGTGTGGCATATTTACAAAAGATTTTATATCATTTTCTTGTTTTATTCCTTCTATATCTCCAATTACTATTGTATTGCAATTATGTTGTAATGCTAAATCTATTATTTTTCTACTTGCTTTATGGATATAATTATTTACAAAGTTATCTCTTTTGGCATATAGTTTGTTTATTTGCTTTGTGTTTTTAAACTTCTTGCTATCACCAACTTGCTTCATACCTATAGAATTTAATCTTGCTATTTCTTTATTGTAGTAACTTATTTTAGATTTTAATACTTTACCATCTATCAAGTAGGATTCAGTATCTTCTAAAAAAGTTAATGTAGCAAGATTATCTCTGCCTAAATCAATTGACATTATATTGTTACCAGTTACTTTATTTTTTTCTTCTTTGTTGTAGATAAGTATTAAATACCATTGCTTAATAGAATTATCCCATTTTATCTTTATCTGTTGCAATGCTTCAAAATTTACAGGCAATTTCTCTGTATCTATAGAGAAATTTAAACTCTTAACCTGAAACTTTTCTTGCATTGCTTTAGACAAAGACAACATTAATATATTATTTTTAACTCTTATTCCTGCTTCTGTAAATATTACTTCGTTCTTTTTGCTAGTATGATTCTTAAACTTCGGCGGTTTTGGTTCTCCTTTGTATTTATTAGGATTCTTTTTATAATCCTTTATTGAAGCAAAATATGACTTCCAGTTCTTCTCTAATACCTTTAAACATTGTTGATAAGTATGTGAATGGAGAAACTGGTTGTGCCAATTTTCTTTATATTCTTTTTCTGCTTCAATATATGACTTAAATCCGTTTTCTCTACAATCGTAATTAACTATATTATATAGTTTAGTAGTGTGAAAAGATAATTCTTCAATGATATTTAATTGTAATTTAGTAAGTTTAGGCTTGAATTTGAAAGATAGTTTCATATTATCACCTCGCTTTCTATGTTTATTACCAATTCATCTCCCACCTAAAGAGGTGGGAGTATTCTTGGTGATGTTAGATAAACTAATTGCGCGCTGAAAGTTACAATTTTTTACTTTTTATTATAAGTTAGTATTAAATATATAGTACTATGAATACTATATTATTAATTTCCGTATTGGCATAGTGCAATTTCTAAAATTAATATAGAGTGGGGGCATGATTTAGTCGAATGTTAGACATAATAGATAAATCACCTTTTAATTGGAGCTTTAATGAGGATGATTGGTTAGTCGGATTAGTCTTTAAGGATCCTCATTTAATACAAAAAATTTTTACTATGAAAAATTATTCGTCTACTAGAATTAATGAAATTATGTATGAGATATTTAGTAAGGCTAAAAGGTATAGAAATGAATTAGAATTAAATTCCGAATCTTTTTTAAAGAAAAAACAATATTTAACAATAGCTGAAGAAACTGGAAATGATGATAAAATTCAAATATCTTTAGAAGACGAATATAAGCTGAAAGATTTAGTGGATCAGTATAAAATATATGAATTGATAGGCTGGATCCACCTTGGTAAAAATTCCAAAATTTTTAAGATATGTACATTAAAGAAACAAGAAATATTGGAAAAAATATATCCGATCGTCGATTTAAGTATCCGTAAAGTAATAGGATCTAAAGTTATAAGTCCTAAAAGTCCTGAATTTGAAGAAGCCGTTAATAATGCTTGGTTAGCTATTATAAAATATTTGCCAAAAATTGATACGTCAAAGGTAATGTTCAGTGTATTCGTCGGCATAAGCCATCGATCAGCGATATATTATAATGTTATAAATTTAAGAGAAAAATACAATACGGTAAGGATAAATGATATTAGTTCTGTCGACGACGATGACGACGGTGTAGGAGAAGAGCTGTTCGTCAGCACTGTTGTAAACAATAACGTAGAAGATGAATATTATAATATTAATGTTGAAGATGATATATTAGATAAAATCGATTCTGTTAATATCGAAAATGATATTTATTTAGAATCTTTTGGATCTAAAAATGATGATATAGAAAAAATAATTGAATCAATCGAAGATGTCGATAATATAAACTATCTACATCAAAATATATTGGCTTACTCATTTAACATATTATCAGGAAAAATGAAAAAAATATGTTTTGAAAAAATTTTTGCGGAATTTTTTAGCGATTTAGTTAATTCAAAAATATCTGAGAAGATTATAGCAAAGCATTCTCCGACTATAGTCGAGATAATGAATTTGACGATAATAGATCCAGAATTAGTAGATGATGAAGAATCAAATAATAAAGTTTACAAGCTATTCCGGGATTGGGTTAAAGAAAAAATTGAAGCCAAACTGCGCAACTATAATATTAGATTAAATGACAATATGGATGAAGCTAAAAAACAGCAGTTCTTGGAAATAGTTAAAAGAGAAAATAGTATGATTAAGTATATGAAAGAAAATAAAAATGATATAATTAAGAAATTGCTTGAATTCAAAAATAATTGCATTAATTTCAGAGCTTAAAGGAGATATGCAAATTGTCAACGCTGTTAAGGCATGAGAAAGAAAATCAATTTATTAAATTAGTATTTTCTATATTAAATAACAATTATGGCGGAAATATACTTAAGTATAAAGAAGCTGAAAGAGATGCACGAGATCTAATAAATTTAAATAAGAAACTAAAGAGAGCTATTACAGCTAGCAAGCCTGTAAATAATATCAAGAATCCTTATGTAAAATATACTCATGTGGATATTGAAAATTCTGTGGTATCAATTATTATATCCGATGCTCCAGAAGCTTTACTTGGATATAATTTAGATTTCTTAAAATCAAAAAGATATTTTCCTTTTGGATTGGAGTTTCTATTTGATAGAAATAAATCAAAAGATTTAAACAAAATAAAAAATGATAAAAATAAAGAGAATGAAGCTAAACAAATATTTAATTGGGTTAAAGATAGAGTGCTGAATAACTATTTTTCAGTAAATAATATTAAAATTGACAAGAGCAGTGGTAAAGTTGAATTTAGTTCTGTCTTTAGAGATGGTAATTATGGCATGGTTTTACAGAACATAATTGGAATTATACCCAATGATAAATATGTCAACATATATGGACTCAAAGGTACTCCGTTAAAGTTGAGCAAAGATTATAATACACTGTTTTTATACTTTTCTATGTTGGGATTTACTGAATTCTTTGCTAGATGCACTTGTCCAGAATATATAAGAAAACATTCTAAAAAACTTGGGGCGGCAAATTACTTTTGTCCGCACTTACTGTATTCGATAATGCAATTTCCTTATTATTTAATGTACGCCTTACAATAGGTGAGGAGATTTAAGAATGAAAAAAACAGTTTTATCGGCTAAATTAAATTATCTGCTTGATTATGCTAAAAGACAATACAGCCAACATCGAGGCTTGCATCTGAATTCAAAAGATTGGGAGTCTTACGTTAATGTTAGATCAGCGTTGTATTATTCGTTCCTGATAAATGGTACAATAAAATTTACAACTAGATCAAGAATATCAGGTAAGTCTTATGATCAGTATGTTAAGTTAGTCGATTTTAAAAAATTTGAGCCAGCATTGTTACTTCTATATTTGATCGATACACCTGAAGATCAAATAGTAAATTTTATCAAAACATTTTTAATTCACGATGAAGCCAAGCTATTCTGTACTGATAGCTCTTTTCTTTATTGGGGAGCTAAATACAATTTAACACAAATAGGATCTTGTTATGGACCAGGTGAAATAAGACCACCAGATATTAGAGATCCTGGTCGTAATTTTTTAGTTTGCAAACATTTATGGCTTGTTTTAGTTAATTTTGAAAAGAATATTAATGAATTTGCTAAAGGTCTTATACCATATTATAAAACGGCGTTTGGCTTAATGTCTCCAAAGGGATTAGAAAGATTGAAAAAACAATTGGGAGACAAAGGTATAAAGAATGTCATCGAAAGTGCGCTGAAAAATATCGATAAGATTAAATCTGACGAAGTTAAAAAATTATTTAGAGAATTGACAGCTGGCAAATTGAATGATAAAATTCAGGAAAAGTTTGCTAGTACAAATCAGCCACAAACTGCTCAGCCTCAAGAAAAAACTGAAGAGCGAGAGATAGAGGAAGTTACACCAGAAAAAGAAAATATACCAGAAATAAAAGAAGAAAAACTGGCTGAAATACCTGAAGAAAATAATAATATTGAACAGGAAAATACAAATAAAGAAGAGGAGATATTATGAAACGCTTAAACATTGATTTACTAAAAGATGAAGAGCAATTAAATAAATACATCGATTCACTTGAAGAAGAATTAGAGAAGACAGAATCTGTTGACCAACAAGTCGACTTGATTCTGAACAATATATTAAATTTATTTTCTAATTTTAATGATAGAAGAGCATTGCGAGCTTCAAATATAGAAGCTATTACTAACATGCTTAGACTTAAATCAGAATTACCTTTGAAACGTATCCAAACTAAAAAAGCTATTTTAGATATATTGACCAAGAAAAAAGAATTGGAAATAAAGGAGAAAAGCTGTGATGCTAGTTATCAACTAGCTGGTACAGCTGGAAATTTATTGCTAGCTGTTTTTAATAAACTGGATCAAAATAATATACATCCTGAAATTGATGATCATACGCTTGAAGCTGAATGTCATGATATTATCGATACTCAACAAGATGTAGCCGCTATAACTAGCGTGTCTGAGCAAAAACCAGCGGAATATTTTAGCGTGGAAAAATTACAAAAAGAATTAGACGAAGAAGAATCCATTGTAACAGAAGATAACCAGAATGGAGATGATAATATTGCCTAGAGATAAAGCCGCATTATTTGGAAATATAGGTGATAGACTGAACAAATACTTACAGCAATATAATAAATTGATGTATGATAGTCAGATATATGATGATTCTGCTAAGAAACTAGATATATCCAAATTAATACCTCAAAAAGAGCTTTCAAAACTATTGCAATCTGTTACATCATCCAATATATTTGGACAGTCATTATTCGAAAAATTCTTCGATCTGCAAGTTGGAAGAGCAGCGCGTTATAGTGAATATGAACAAATATTGTACAGAATACCTGAAGCATCTCAAGCTTTGCAAGTTTACGTCGACAGCATATTAGCACCTAATGTCGGCGATAGAGAAAACCAAATGCAATTTGATATAAGTGATGATACTCCGCTGAGCAAAAGCGCTAAAACATTATGTAGAGTAATGTTGAATAGAAGTAAATTTTTTGATATATTGCCACAGATAATATATACTACACTTCTTTATGGAGATTCAATAGTTGAATTAGACACAACAGAATCAGGTATACGATATATATTACACACGCCGAAGAACTGTACTATACTTTATGACCAAAAAACTGATATAGAACTGGGAGTTATAATTCAACAAGAAGCTGAATCATCTAAATTGTTAGATATGTTATCATATGCGTATCCGACGTTAAACATTGATGTTCCAGATAAATTCATTTCAATAGTAAGCGATATTCGCAGAATGGATGACGATAAAGAAAGACATATTGAGATGCAGATTAAAGCACTAATGGAAGATTTATTTAAGAATCAGGGAGCTAAATATAAATATCTTTCGCCTAGAAGATATGTTAAATTTCCAGTTTATTACAATAATATGTATTATCCTTACGGTACATCATTATTCGATCCAGTAAGATCGATTGCTAAGCAATTGCTGTTAGTTGAAGCTGCACTGTCTATCTATCGAGCGACTCGTACTCCATTAAGAACAGTATGGAACATCGAAGTTGGATCGACTCCAGAATCAGAAATTCCTTCATTAATTAATGGAATAATGGACAGAATAAGACGCCAAAGAGTTATCGATCCAGAAAACAATGGTACTACAGCTCTAGATTCTATACCTGAAATGATGTCATTAGAAGAAGATATATGGAGTCCTTCTATCAATGGGCAGCCACTAATCAAAGCTGAACCAGTTCCTAGTGGAGATATATCTCCTTATATTAATGATGCCGAATATTTTAAGAAAAAACTTATAGCTGCATTAGGAATTCCACCAGCATATCTGGCTGAAGAACAATCAGCTAGCACAAGAGCTTTATTAACTCTAGAAGATATAAAGTTCAGCAGGACGATAAGAAAGTATCAAACGGATATTAATAACGCATTAAATGAATTAGTTAATGCGTGTTTCTTGTTAACAAACAATCCACAATTTTATAACAAAGTTACTTTATCTTTACCAGCACCTAAAACAATTGAAGATAATATAAGAACAGAAAATATTTATAATCGACTAAATACGGCTGATTCATTTATGAAATCATTTCCTAATGTTCCTAAATTGTGGGTGTTAAAAAATATAGTTGGGCTCAGTGATGATGATATTGAAGATATGGTAGATATGGTAGAGCAACAGAAGAATTTAATCATATTTAATGAACAAGAACCAGGAAAATTAAATGAAGAAGGCATGCTAGAAGGTGGTGGTTTAGGCGGTGGTCTAGGTGGCGGATTTGAAGGCGAAGGTTTAGGTGGTACAGAATTAGGAGAAGGCGCTGAAGAAGTAGAATCAGAATCACTTGAAGGTCCTCTTGGCGAAATAGAATTTGGTGAAGAAGAAACCGAAGAAACTGAAACTGAAGAAGTTCCGGAAGAATTGTAAAAATGTTAAAAAGTGTTTAAAAGTAAATTTAAATATATATTGGAAACTCAAATATATAGGAGGCTAATATTCAAAATGGTTAAAAATAGATTAAAAGATGATATAAAATTTATGCTAACTAGCTTGGTATCAAATATGCAGGATAAAAATGAGGATTATGATAATTTAATAGCTGATATTTACAATGAATTGGATAATTTATCGGTTATTGATCTGTATGTAACTAGAGAATACGTTAAAGATTCTATCGAATCATTAACCGCTGATAGAAAACCTGAAAAGACAAAAACTATAGCTGCGGCTCAAATGAGAGTCATATCTGACAGCGTCGGGAACTATTATGTAGTAGTTAATGAAGGCGGTCAAGAGAAAATTGTTTTTCAAACAAATAATAAAGCCAAAGCCGATGAATTTATACGCAATAATCAACAAAATGCTGCTATGGCGGCTGCACCAGAGGACGATCTCGATTCTGATACACACGAAGATCTCACAAGTATACCCAAAGATGATCTTCCTAAATTTAATGTCGGCAAAAATAATAAAGAAGATGAACTTGATATTAACGTTGATGAAGAAGAATTCGAAGACGATGATAACATTGGTGACAAAGTACTAGAAGAAATAAATGAGCTAACTGAAAGAGCTGATCATTTGATATCAGCTATAGATAATGCGATCGATGTTGTTCCAGATCTGGATGCTATTACCGATTTAGTAAATATTAAAATAACGATCCAAGATAGATTGGATGAGTTAAATTCAACTAATCCTAATTCGCCTGATCTTGATGAAGCTATGGAAGCACTCCGTAATGATTTAGAAGAATATGAATCTAAAGCATTAGATATAATTAACAAAAGCTCTCCTGGTAATGTCGAAGGGCAAGTAGTCGTTGAAGATGAGCTCGAAGATGATGATCTTGTCGACTTAGATAGCGAATCAAATGACTTAGATGATGAAAATCTGGATATGCCTAAAGATTTAAGCAAAGAATCGAACGAATTTATTGACGAAGAGTTGGATGAAGATCTAGAAGAACTGGATGAAGATCTAGAAGAATCAGATGAAGATGATCTAGAAAAAGTTGAATCTTTAGAAGGATCATCTATTAATCCATTTGATTGGGAGTCATTAGAGGATGACAGCATAGTAAATAAAAATAAATCTGAAATAGGCAAAGAAGATAAAAATCTATTACCCGAAGATAATGGCGTATCTGGAATGAATAAATCTGAGATAGGTAAAGAAGATAAAGACTTATTACCTGAAGATGACGGTGTTGCAGAAATCGGCAGAAATAAGCCTGACAAAGAACCTGATGATGAACTTCCGTTGGAAGGTAAGAATCCTTTAAAAGCCGATTCAAAAGCTCCAAGCAACACCAATTAAAATCTAGAGCAGGTGAATCGTTATGTATAAAAATAAATATCTCATAAGATCAGTCGTTAATCCTTTGTTAGAGTATAAAATAATTGAAGCTTCTGATATTAAAAATTGCAATAAAGTAACAGCAGAAGCTGTGTTTCAAAAGTGCGACGATACTAATGCTAACGGCCACATCTTTCCAAAAAGGGTGTTAGCAGCGGCTATCAACGAAGCTAAAGAAAGTATAAAAAACAGGCATCTTCTTGGAGAATTGGACCATCCAGATAACATTAAAGATGTCAATAGAATAGCTACTATCTCGCTTAAAAATGTATCACATCTTATTACTGAATTAGAAATGGATGGAAATTATGTCGTCGGTAAATTTGAAACATTAGATACTCCTAATGGTTTAATATTGGCATCGCTATTAAAAGACAGAATAAAAACCGGTGTTTCTATAAGAGCTATTACTGATCAAGATATCAGTTATGGAATGGATGAAATAAATAAAATTAATGAATTTACTCTTATAACTTATGACGCCGTACATAATCCGGCTTATTCTGATGCGTATGTTAAATCGATAATGGCTTCTGTTTATAAACTAGATTATAACTATAAAAACAAAAAAATTATCATGAGCGAAGAAGAGTTTAAAAATTTATTATCAGAAGCTATTATAGCTGCAGTAAAAAAGATTTATAAAGCTACTAAAAATTAAATTAATTCAGGAGTGTATAACATGAATTTAAATGAATTTATGAAGAAATCATTAAGTTTAATTGATAAAAAAGATATTGAAAGAGAATTTAATGACGTTGAAATGAAATACGCGACCATGATAGCTAGCAAAGATATGGAAATAGCTGATCTAGATCGTAAAATGAACATTCTTAATAAAATGATAGAAGAAACAAATAAAAATAACTCTGAATTGAAAAATAATCTGAATTTAATAAATGAGGCATTAAAAGATTAAGATATTAAATAAAGGTGGGAAGATTTATGAATATCGATAAAAGCCTTGTGCAGAAAGCTGTGGATGAAGCTTTCGAAAAAATAATAAAAGAAAATGAAAAGTATGATGACGATGATCTGATATATTCTGATGAAATCGATAAAAATAATAACGAAAATGATGGGAAAGATGAGAAGGACGTACAAGACAAAATCGAGGAAGAGGTAGAAAAGGCTGTAGATGAAAATCCAAAGTTTAATTTTCTTGGAGTTGATATTGAAATAGAAAAGACAGATGATGATAAATATAATGTTAAGATGTCTAAAGATGGTAAAGAAAAATCTGAAGTATTAGATTCAATTGAACTTACGAATGTCTTGGGACTTATAGAAGAATTTTTTAATGAATTAGTACTTGGATCTGAAGATGAGGATGAATTTGATTCTTCTGAAGATGAATCTGATTCTTCGGAAGATGAATCTAGTGAAATATTTCAGGCGTCATTGAGTTCATTAAGAAAAAAATATAAAAACAAAATTGAAGAAATATTCGAGCATGGACTAATGGCTAAACAGTTAGCGCTAGGAATGATTCGCGAGAACTTAACTAGAAATACTGTAAAAGAATTAGTTGATACGATTAAAGAAAAAGATTCTATTATAGCCAGCAAAAAGATGAATCTGCAGCAGCAAAGTGTTAAATACTTGTTGGCTAAGAAAATGGAATCTGAGTTGAAGAAAGCTAATGCCTTGTTGTCTGAAGCCGTTAAAGATCTAAATAAAAAAATTGAATCTAAAAATATACCACCACATGTGGCTAAAGAAGCTATCAAAAGATACGCCGCAATCATATCAACTATAGTCAATGCCGATAATCCAAAAGTCATAGCAGAAGCAACCAGGCAAATTGGTAAAATACAAAAAGCTATATTAGCAAATATATACAAAAATAAAATTAACATTGATGAAAATGATGACGATATTAAACTCAAGCCAAGAAATGTATTGAATAGGACAGGAAAGAACAGTAATACGTCATTGCTTTCTGACAGACGATATGATGGAATTGACGAAATGAGTGCTGAAATCCTACGTATAGCAGGTATTAAAGAAGATTAAAAAAATAATCTAAACTTTTAATAATAAACAAGGAGTGACACAAACAATGGATAAAAGAGATTATACAGCTCTTCTTTCTGAAAGAGTGTGGCCTAAAGTCGAACGCCAACTGCTTGCAGGAGTTAACGATAAACAACTGTATAAAAATATGAAGGTAATTCTCGCTAACACCAGAAACTCGCTTTTGGCTGATACTACAATGCAAAGTATGGTCTATCTGCCTAAGATAGTAATACCATTGGTCAGACGTCTTTTCCCTCGTCTAATTGCTAACCAAATTCTTTCTGTACAACCATTAACTGGTCCTGCGGGTTATTAATCTAGCTCGCATAAAATCGGGTGAATTGCTGGAAGTTCCTAAAGCTCTCAATACCACAAAGTAGCCGGAAACGGCAGGCTTGATGGTTTAAAAAATTGAGAGATGCAACAATGGATAACCAGCAGCCAAGCTCCTGAAAGCGCAATAAGTATGGAGAAGGTTCAGAGACTAGAAGTTGAGCCAGCGCAGGCAATAAAACTTCCTAGAGCGCCCGACAGGTACTTAAAGTACCTGAAGATATAGTCCACTCTATAGCGAAAGCTATAGAATAAAGTGTGGATCAGATTTCTGGATGCTTATGTTGAAGGTATAAATGGAACTACTAAGAATATATATCCTTGGAAAGAAGGAGATAATGCTTATTCATCTCCTCAAAGCGCAGTAGAAGAGGATATCCTCTCTGCAGCAAATGCTAGTGGAAATACAGCTACTAGCTTCACTGGAACTCTATCAAACGTACCTTCTGAAGGTACTCTGTTTATAGAAATAGCCAATGGTACGGCATTTACTAAGATCGCCGAAGTTGATAGGAATGGCGTAGTCAATTCTTTGACTAGTGCTTATAGAGTCGTCGGTGTTGTAAATCCTAAAACTTTAGACTTCGTTGTCACAGTCACAGAATTGAACGGTAGCCCTATTGAAAAGCAGCTAAGATTCAGCTATAAGAAAGACATAGAGAAGAATATACCGTTTGGAACTAGTAAAACCTACAACACAATGAGATTTGAGATTACCAAAGTAGCTGTCGAAGCTAAGACCCGTAAGCTTGGAGCTACTTACAGCTTCGAACTTATGGAAGACTATAAGAATGAATTCGGCGAAAACTTTGAAGATAGAATGGTCGATTATCTGACGACAACCATCGCGACAGAAATAGATAGTGAAGTCATCGACTTGCTGTTCAGCAAAGCTACTACATCTGATACATGGGATGCTACGATGCCTATGACTTGGACACGCGGTATCAACCAATGGTATGAGACGATCATGCCGAAGATCAACAAACTGAGCAATACTATATACCAGGCAACGCATGTATCCGGAGCGACTTACCTGGTATGCAGCCCTGTAACAGCTACTATCTTCCAGAGCTTGATGAATTTCAGCGGAAATGGTAATCCGACTGATCAAATGGATGTCGGAACAGTCAACATCGGAACATTGAGCGGAGTTTATAAAGTATACACTTCGCCACTGTGCCCTGACAACCAGATTCTGCTTGGATTCAAAGGAAGCAAGCCTGAAGATACTGGAGCAGTGTACGCACCTTATGTTCCTGTGCAGCTGCACCCGATTTACTACTCTGAAGGAATGCCTTCAGTTATGGCTAGAACCCGTTACTGGTTAGGCGTACTACGTCCTGACTACTACGGAGTTCTGAATATAACTGGCACGATCTAAACATTAGATGATAGAAGAAAAGAGGGAGATTAATCTCCCTCTTTTTTTATCACTACAATTTATGTAAAATTAAATTTAATACTGTGTGTTATTGATTGACCGCTATTGACTGCTATTGCATTATCAAAAAATGGTAACTCAAAAGTGATAATAGAATATTTTTTGTATATTAATGTTTAAAAAAGGTAGGTTAAAATATATGCTCAGTATATTATTAAATGGAGTATTATAACTTCTAATATCGTTAAATTTAACAACGCATGGACTACTAGTAATGTAATAGTTAGTTATGGAAAAGAAGCCGGCAAAGTTAAATTTCCTAAAGGTATGTTCCATAAAAGCGGTAAGCTGTATGTAGCAGATACAGCAGCTGGAGAAATTGAAGTTATAACGCTCTAATTGTAATAATATATAAAATAAAGGAGAGAAGCTATCTTCTCTCCTTTATTATTGCTTGTTAACTATTCTATAGTCACTTTATATATTCTAAGTTCGCTATTTTCTGGTAGCTCAGTAGCTCCTTCCGGAAGTCTTTCACCACGATATTGGACAACGATAGCTATATCACCTTTTTCCATTGTCACGCTTTCACGATTAAATGGTACACCAATTAAATTAGCCAGATCGGCGTGTCCGACATAGCTCTTATACCCAGAATCTAATAGTTTCTTCATTACAACTTTAATATCTTCTTTAAGAATATAATCTGTTATATCCTCAATTAAAACAGCACAAGGAAAATTGTTCAGCATATTAATACTAAATGCGTTCAGAATTAATCCCATCTTATCTATATCTGCCATTTCGCCAACTCCTCCTTTACACAATTAGATTACTAACGCTGCTATAACCATATTTTACGATATTTGATCTATATTCTTTCTCATTTTTATTTATAAATCTAGCTGTAGTTTTACCATCATCGGTCATGACCAATAAATATTCTTGTTCCAATTCAGGTGGATAATTATTGACAGAATATACTTCATAGATTATATTATATCTATCTAATTCAACTTTACTATCAGCTATGACGGCAACAGTTTTCCAAGTTTTGATATTACTCCAATCGGATTTAATCCACAATTTAACATTGGCATAGCGATCTAATTCATCATAACGGCGACTCTTAACAATAGCCTGATCCGGCTCGATCCTATACAAATCGATTAATATAACATCTTCAGTAGCAAAGAATGAATCATCGACAACTTCATATGTAATTCCAGCATTATCTAACAAATTTTCAAGTTCAACAAAATATCCTTTGCGCCATATGTCATATCGTTCCTTAAGAATACTTCTAACGGTATCTAAATTAGCATTATACAGAGCTAAACCGTATTTGTTGGCAAACAATGGTCGAGTACACATGACCTCACCTTGTTGAAATACGACATACGGCTCATCTATTTCATAATTAGGAAAATGAATTAGCTCCAAATATTTTAATCCATCCATATCAATTTCCTCCTCATTTCATTATTAGCTTTTCTTATAATTATATTATAACATATAGTTGCTGATATGTACACTATTTTTTATCAAATTTATCTTTAAGGTCATCCAATTCCTCTTTAATTTCTTCACCAACTTTTTTTCCAGGCCCGTGTTTAATAAAAGCATATACAAATCCAGCCACGACAGCTAAACCAGCTAATCTAACTATTATCGGTAAATTCGATGTAAGTACAGCTATAACCAATGCTGAACCTATAATAATAAAAGCAACCAGTTTTTTCATAACTGTAACCTCCAATATATTTATTATTTTTATTATAAAAATAAAGGGGAGTTATATCTCCCCTTTGAGTTTATCTATTTTAATTAGATATAACTCCATTTTATTCATTTTCTAGTAAAAATTACCTCTTAATTTTTTATGAGCTGGTATACTATAATATGGCAATCCCTCATAACCACCTCCTTTTAATACCTAATCCTTTATCTATTTTGCCTGTGATTGCTGTAGTTGTTGCTGACAGAACAATTTTATCATCGCAAAACAATTAACGTAAGATTTAATTAACTCAGCTATTTCTTCTAAATTTGATATAGACAGTGGCAGCTTAAAATTAATTTCTTTTCCGCTTTCATTAGTTGAGTTAAACCAGAAAGTAGCGAATTTAACTTTCGTAGGATCTTGATCGTCAGGAAAATATGATAAAGTTACTTTTTTATTGTATTTATCGCTATTACGAAAGAGTTCAACTGAAGTCGTTACATTTTTCGACTTAGCCATATCTATTATTTTCAGACAGTCCTGAAACGTCAAAGATATAACGATTTGTGAATCATAGTCAAATATTTTAGTTCCTTTAGGAATCTGCCCAGGTTTTACTCCATCTGGTAATTTACCAGGTGTAATGGCTGGTGCTGCAGTTAAAGTCATATTGCCAGCTTTGTTGATTTTAAACTGCAATTTAGCGTACTTAGGGAACACCATGTCGTATACATCTATGCTATATTCCACATCATTGACCTCCTTTATATTTTCCGGAAACGACCGCCGGAACTAAATCTATTTATATATAACTTATATGTTTTTAAAAATCTTTAATCAACATCGCCTTTATATATCAAAACGTTTTTATTCAGTCGTTTTTCAAAAACAGCTAATACTCTTAAACCTGGATATCCGATATGTTTTGAATTTCTAGATGAATCATTACGAATTAAAAACACGACATCCCTATGACCTTCAACATCATTTAGGCTGGTAATTATATACGTAACTGGTATTTCGAACCAACTATCATCATTCATAGTATATATTTCATCGCCGCTAAATGTCTTTTCAATGACAGCACCATTAGGTAATATGTCGCTACCAAATACCAAATCTCTTTTCTCTTCAGTTGTAGGATAAAAAGCTACATTTGGTTTTATCTTATAAACACCTTTATCAGTCAGTTCCAATTCAACTTTATTTTCTTTGACTAATTTGTCTATTATTTTTTTAGCTTTTGCTCCGGCAAACTGATCAGCCGACTCCCAAATTTCAGCGTTATCTTTCTTTAGTGATATAGGATAATCTTTAATTCCTTGCAATACTAGATCAGCTTTGCGTCTATTAGTAACATCTGTACCGGTCGCTTTACAGTTTTTAACTCCTATACATTCAAAAGTTTTATTTTCGCCTATAAATCGTATATTAATCGGTCCTTTGGCGCATAACTTATTTATATGGTCGACCAATATTTTTTCGTTTAGTATTCCAGCACTGTGAGTTTTGTTAGGTTTAGCCACCAACTTAATACCGTTATCTAATTCAACATACCCGGCTGATGATATGCCGCTTGGCTTATCGATATACTTTCCTCCAAAACTCTCGGCCAAACGCTGCAACAATTTAACTCTATTCTCATCAGTTTTAATGTGTATTTGTTTACCCGTCTTTACCACAAAATTATTGATACCCATACTATTCAACTTATTAATAACTTCAGCTATATAACTGTCATTGGCTTTCTGCGACAAAATTAGATTTTTTATTTTATTAAATATATCTTCTTTGCTCAGCATCACTGGATTATTCGGCACTTTAGTTATAATGTTGTTGTTTTTATTTGTGTTATTACTTTTATCTTTTTTGTAAATGTTATATTTTCTTTCTATCGGTTTATTCATGGCTGTTATCTTTCACTCCAGTATGCTGTGTTATTTTTTGAAGCATATCATCTGTTAATATAAATTTACCATTGACTTTTTCTAATTTGAACGCTGTATCTTTAAACCTACTTCTGAATTCTCTTTCTTCGCTGTCTTTACTAAATACTATCCATATCTCGTCTAAAACATTCAGTAAGCCGTTTCTTATAGCAGCTGGTATAGTACTGATAATCTTATGATGTATATTCTCAAGATAATCTTCTGGTACAACCCTATCTCGAGTTCTATTTCTAATTCTCGCTAAATCGATATTAGTTATAACCCAAACGAGAGCAACTTTATAGCCCATATTTTTAAACATTGTAGCATTTAATGCTATCTCATTAATGTTATTGCCTGTCGTATCAATGATAAAATTTTGTAAATTCTTAGCGCTACTCTTTATAAAGCTGCTTAAAGATTTACTGAATAAATGTTTTTTCCAGCTAGTAAACTTATGTAAAGTATCCATATCATTAGGATTTTTAGGATCTGGTATTTTTCCACCGAATGGCTCGAGTAACTGCTTTTTAGTTTCTTCATCTACTTTTGGGCTGCTGATTATTTTTTTAAGCAATTTTATATATAACATTTTTATTTGATCGCTGTCGAGAACTTTAGCATCGATCATCAATTGCTTATTTATAGTATATGATTTTCCTGAGCCAGGTCCACCGCATGTAAATATAGCCCAACCATTTTTTGGATAGGGTACACCACCGAATTTAACAGATCTATCATCTGTTATTGGTAAATATTTACTAAGCACAACATTGATTAAGTTGATTACATCTAATGCAGCCATCTGTACAACTCCCTTTTAATATTTAAGTAAAAAACTCCTTATATAATTGCTTATGATCATCTGGTAATTGATTATATAATTCTCTACATAATAACTGAAATTCCTTTAAAGCTCTTTGGCTTGTACGTAATGAAAAGATGTGGCGTAATTCACGAGCGTTTAAAGTAAGCATTAATTTAGTCGATAATGATTCTTGCACATAATATTTTAAAATATCATTTGGTATACCTTGTTGTGCTGCGTATTTTATTTGCTCATTTAAAGCGTCTGAAACTTTTTTAAGATTTTCTAATAGTTGTTTTTTATCAGCATCCGTCGATTCTTCATTTACTGAAAATATTCGTTCGTTGTCAGTTATTTTATTTAAAGCCCATCTAGTCGATTGTACGCTTAAAGAAATATGTCTATGCCTGGCTAATTCTTGCAATAATGCTCTAGATACTCCGCTTATACGAAAATTGTAATTGATATGCTCAATAACACTCTCGTGTCCTTGAGAAACTAGTTTCAATAAAAATTCCACCGGATTATATCTATCCTTTTTATTTTCTGTATTAGTGCAGATCAATCCAGCTTCTAAAGCTATATCAAGTGGAGTAAAATGTAACAAGCTAACCTCCATTATTCATCTCTCCTTTATTTTCATTAATAATATCATAAATTTCTCTATCCATGGCATTTTTATCAGTATAATATGCTTCTACTTTTTTAGCTATAATTAAATTAGCCAAATCAGTGTATTTAAGCTTAATTAAACCTTCGTCTTTATCTGATATAATAATATTACTTCTTAGAGGTTTAGTTTTATATATTATGCTCATAAATACATAATCGGTATCTCCTGCTGGAATATCGGTGAATAATAATAAACCTCCAGGATATATTTTAAACTCTTGTTTTTTATATTCAAATTTCGATTTTACAATAAAGTATGTGCTGTTTCTTTGCTGTTTAAATTTTAAAGCAGCGATTAATCTTTTATAATTCATCTGTTATCTTAATCCTTTCTATCTTGATGATAGATATTCAACACGACACTATAGCATATATCTTTATGCACATCAGTACTGCCTAATCTGAATCGATATAGTACATCATCATATGGTAGCTTAAGCTCAACTATATCGTCTTCTTTTGGATGGTCATCAAATTTCATTATTCCATTTATCGTTGTATCTGGCTCGATAGCTTGTCCGTAAGCTTTAAGTATAGCGTTAAAACGATTATAATCTACATAGATATGTGTGTTTTTAACATCATATAAATCTATATCTTTATCAAATAATGTAGGAGCATCTTGATATATTGGATCTAGCGCTGCTTGAATACCTTTCCACGACAATAGTTTACAAGGAATTCCATACATCTCAACTATTTCATTCACATACTCACGTAATAACGGTTTATCTGATAAATTATGAAAAAACTCATTAAAATTAATTTCTGCCATTTTATATCACCATATTAAACCAATCATGCTGCTTATCTTTTTCCATGGCAGCAATCATGTGATCTAAAGTATTAAAATAAATATAAACTCTCTTTTTCAGATAATCATCGTAATACGACATCCAATATAACGGTTTTTCTCCTACATCTACATGTATATAAGAAAGCTTTCTATTGAATCTAAATTGATTAAATCCAACATGATTAAAAATATTTTTAGTTTTAAGAAACGTTTCAAATCCATTCAATTTACTATTTATAATAAAATCAGCGGCTTCACCTTTGACATGTGGGCTATCTTCATATGATCCAATGACTTTATTAAAATCAGGGCATCGATAGCCTTGTATTATTTTAATCGGTCCAATATTAGATACTAATTTTTCTAGTCTGTTAAGTAGATCCTCATTTAATACTAATGTACCGCAATGACCACATCTGAAATCTTTGGCCATAAAATTAGGTGATAATTTTTTAGTGCTAGCTACTTTGTAATCATCAATAACTATGTATGATTTTGTTGCATCATTAACCATATTATGGATCCACCTTTTTAATCTGGTGATGTTTGATCGAAAAAAGGGTCTTCCTTTTTACTCTCCTCAAGTGAAAATAAGATGACATTACTTACAAATAACGTTTTCATATTGTCATTTAATTCAACAAGATAGAATTTCTGCATTTCTTTTTCTCCAAGATCAGCTATAAATCCAATAGTTAAAAATCCATTCATAGATATAGTTACATCGTTTGGTTTTAAGCTCGTAACTTCTACAGCTTTTCCTTCAATGTTCATAATCTTATGATAAGGATATATTATAATATTATGATCGCGTAAACCGGCACCAGAAACTCGTATTAATTTACCAGTAGCGGCATATATATCTTTAACGTCCAATATATTTGAAGTTTCTTCTCCTTGCGGCTTAAAGCCAGCGACTTTAAAATCAGGTGTCAGCGCGCCCTTCTTGAAAGCATTAAATATAACAGGCATGCTAACACTGCCGTGTGATGTATATAACTCACAATCTTCATGGATAATAAATTTTTGTGTCATTTTATTTCCTCCTTATATTCTATCTTACCTTATCTAGATTAATTTTATTTTATTACGCTTCTTACCAGCTATTTTATTGAATACACCGCTGCTGTTCGATGTAACTTCAAATGGCAGCTGCCAGTTTAATGCATTATAAAATGATTCTACTGGTTTAATGATCAGCCTTTCTTTCATCTTATCATAATCTACAGTGAATTTATCAGCGATCAGGTGCCAATAACAACCTTCATCAGGAACTGAAATAACATACTCTTTCTTTATATTTAACTCAGGATTTTTCCACTTCTTAACGTATATGTATTTAACTTTGCCGGTCTTTATTTTATCGGTTTCTTTTTCAGCAAAGTATTCATTCCACACTCTAGCTCCTCTTATATGTACCGGCAGATTTTTAACATATGAATCGATATTATTCACAGATATAGGAAGAGCAATATCTTTTATATGATATTCATTCTTTAATTTATTACATTCTTCTATAATTATTGCGTCAATTTCTTCCTTACTTTTTAACTGCAATATACTTAATAAAACTTTCTCAATAAACGGTTTTAGCGCTTTAGGTGTGCTGGACCTTCTAAGTGATATCCCGACCGATTTCAACTTATCTACTGGTACTCCTTCATTGAATATAATGTGAATAGCATATGCTTTTTTAGCTACAAATATTCCGGTGTCAGCCAGCCATTCGTTCTTTATAGTCAAGAAATTGTTAGATTTATTGATGTTGGATTTATAAAACAAATCTTTGCAAATCCAGAGCATCGACTCATTAATGTAATCTTGACATTCTTTCGATATCGAAGCTATCTCTTTTAAGACCTCCGGATCTCTAACTGTTGTATCATATTTAACAAAATCGGCTATAGTGAATATGATTGAATCAGTATCATTTGTTATAACAAAATCTTTTTCTTCCGTATACTGAGCTTTATTGTTTAAATATTTATTCATCAGATAAGTACATGTACGAATAAGTAGCTGTCCTGATGTTGTGATACCTTCTGATATATCCAAATTGTAAAGTCTGAAATTTTCATTGGCTGTTGCGCCGTATACCGAATTATTAATGATTTTAACAGCAGTTTGATATGTATTATATATATTATAAAGATTAGTATTACCATTCGCTAAATGATTTAGCATGAGTTTCTTGTATTTCTCTCTTGACTTCATAATATCATCGATAATTTTAGCGATAATAGCATCGCTCTTATTTTGATCGACTATTAAACCATTTGGCAGAAGGCAATAGTTATTATCTTTCAACCATTTCCTTAGATCTTTCAGATTTTCGAATTTTGTCGGAAAACCGCGATTTTTATAGAGTTCGTAATACTCAACTTCCATATCAATATTCTTTTTGTCGATTAACTGTAAATCTATATCATCATTTTCTATATCTTTAAGTAATCTGACATCATATTGCAAATATCTTGGTAATAACTCTTCTTTAATATATAATAAATCGTTGATGCCTAATACTTTCGCTACTGTATAAGCAACAACTTGTTGATAACAGTCTATTTTTCCTACTAAAGACTCAGAAGAAAGCATAAATGTTTTAACTATAGATGGATACAGTGATTTAAAATCTAGATCTGATACCCATTTAAACAAACCCTTCAACGGTGGTTTTACATATGCGCCGAGATATTTGCCCTTAGTTATATACTTCGGCTTGGAAGGTAAAACATATCTCCAACCTTCTGTTTCTCTACGTCTGACTGCTTCCATCAGCAACAAGTTGTCTATTATTCTGGTCTCAAAGAATATATCTTGGAAATTTATCTTGGATATATTTCTGATAGTTATGGCGAGATTAAGTATTTTTAATTTGTCTTCTAGCATAGTTAGCAATCTGACGTCTTGTACATTATATTTACAAAATTTAACAAAATTATTTAAATACAGATCAGAGAGATCGACGTAATCTTCATCATCATCACCATTTACCAATTTTGATTCGCCGAGCTCTTCTTCAGCTATGAATTTCAATGCATATGAAGGCTTTTCAGTATCAGTATATTTTTTATAAAGTGTAAGCATATCTATAATATCAATACCAGGAATAACAGTATCAATTTCCAAATCTGTATCATTTTCTAAAGCATATTTGATTTTAGAGCTGATCGTACCAAACGGGCTTAACATCCTCAATCCTTCCACACCAACATAATCAATAATTTTACGACATATGTATGGAATATCAAACTTACTGTTCCATGCAGTGATAATATCTGGGCATTCCTTAACAACAAATTGAATGAAAGAAACAAGCAGTGGTTTTGGACTATTAAATAGATATATTTCAGCGTCTCCGTACTCTTTAACTTCATTTTCTATATCTGACTGCATTGGCGCCACATCTTTAGTTATATTTTTCGGCACCAAGAACCAGCAATAATATTTATTTGTGTAATTATCATATATAGTGATAGCAGATATATCTGCCAAATTATTCTTAAAACTTGGCATATTTCCGTCAGTAACATACGCTTCAATATCCAAATAATATATTCTTGGAGATATACTGGATGGAAATTCAACATCATAAAATGTATCGCACATAAATCTTTGTTCTGGCGATACATCAGCTTCACCATGCTGCATATTAGATGTTTTGTAAAGATTATAAGCTTCATCTGGATTGATATATACTTTTACCATATCTTCATCTGTGTTTAAATGTTTATACACAACATCATTAATGCCGTATTTTCTAAACTTTGTCGACATGTATATATAATGATCGAAAGGAACAGAAACATGATTTAACTTGTTTGCCCCTTTCGTCCTATAATACATATCAATACATTTATTTTTACTGTTATATTTTACCTTTGTCGGTAAAAAACTGATTTTTCTAACCATGAAAACCCGACCTTTCCAAATATATTTACATTTATATATTATATCACGCATCCAATAAAAAGTAAACCACCAAAAGGTGGTTTACATTTATTTTACAATAATTAAAAAATCGCTATCTGATATTTATATATCATAATCTTCTTGAAATTCACCATCTTTTGATTCTGGTGATATATCCAAGACTTCTATTTTCATTTTACCAGTACCAGGAACTCGTTTTTGAACATCACTATCTGATGACGTATCCTCTACAGCAGCTTGTGATCGGTAAAATTCAACTGTTTTTTCGACATAATCAAAAAATTCTTCTTGATCAATTATATTTTTTTCGATCAACATTTTAATCAGAGCTTCTAACCTTACAACTGATTGGAATACTGAAACTTCTGTCTCTGAAAGATTTGATTCTAATGTCATAACTTTATTGCTTAATTTAGAAACATTAGTTATTTCTTTTTGTCTTGATTTAGTTTTCGTACGACTACCCATCTTTATGACCTCCTTCTAATTATTTACAATCCGAATATCCGCAATTAGGACAAACAGCGCATCCAGATGCGGGTATCATAAATGATCCACATTCTGGGCAGGAACTGCGATAATGGCCAAAAGTCTTACTGTTATTTGAATTGGTAGGTTGATTGCTTCTAGCTGTTGAATCTTTCTTAAAAAGCATTGTGTAATAATTATTTAAATCCCTAAGCATTTTTCCTACAGCATCTGGAATACTTTTAACTACGATCTCTTCGCCGTCTAAAGAATCATATACCCAAACTTCAGAACCCGATATATTATTAATAGTGCTAATCAGATCTTCTATATCTACACCTGCCCTTAAAGCTAAACTTATTACTCTGCTTAAAGCTTCAGTTATAGATTTGGATACACTCCCGGACTTGCCGGCAGAAATGAACGTCTCAAACATTTTACCTTCATCATCAAAATTAGCTGTTACATAAATCGATCCGTATGGCGAATCTGATTTAGTAGTAACTCCTTGCATAAATTTAGGTCTTGATTTGATTTTCGCCTTCTTACCGGGATCATTTTCTGTCTCAATCTTTTTGATCGGCTGTTCATCTCGAGAACCATCTCTGTAAATTGTAATTCCTTTTATTCCGTGTTCGAAGCAGTATTCATATACCTTTTCAACATCTTCTACAGTCGCATCATGCGGCATATTAACCGTCTTACTTATAGCGCTATCAATATAAGGAGCAAATATAGACACTACTCTAGCATGTTGTTCAGGTGATATATCATGCGCTGTAACTAATAAGCCTTTCTCTTTGTTCTGCGGAGTATAAAACCTATGATAATACGTTAGCTGTCGTTTTTCATTAGGAGATAAAGTAACTTGTCGTGTCCATTCATATGAAAAATTAGGCTCAATACCAGAGCTTGTATTCAAAAGCAATGATATCGTTCCTGTTGGAGCTATTGATAATCTTCTAGAATTTCTCAATCCTCCTTTACCTGGTTTAGTTGAAAATAGATGCTTAAAAAATTCTACAGCTTTTTTAATTCCAGCCTTAGATTTAATGTCTAAATAGCTGGTTATAATTGCTTTTTTAAATGATATAGGAAAATCAGTATCATTATATATCTTATTTGTTATTAAATCATCTATATTATCTTCAGTTATATCTTCAGCTTTAAGCACACTGTTCAGGTATTTTCTCTCACCGAATTCATCATCAAAATGAGGATATGGTCCTTTCATTGCTGCCATTGATACCGTAGCAATAAGCGAACAAGAAGCTAATGTTATCGCTATTCTTTCGACGAACATCTCAAAATCTCTCGATCCGTATTTAATACCCATCAAAATGCAAGCATCAGCCAAACCCATAATACCCAATCCAACCGGACGGATATCTTTTGTATTCTTCTCTATTTTTTTAAGTGGATAACTAGTTACGTCTATAACCAGATCTAAATAATACATCGCCCTCAAGATCTGGTTTTCAAATTCTTTATAATTAAATCCATACGTTGGATCGACGAATTCAGCTAAATTAATCGATCCTAAATTGCAGCTTGAATCATTTGGTAATGGCTGCTCTCCACAATTATGTACTAAAATTCCATTAGCAAAAAAATTATGATTCTTTTTAACTCTAATGTCATAAACATCTTCATTTTCTACTACTCTAATCCTTTTTATTTTACATGATTTAATTGACAAAGATTTCTCCATGTTTGTACCTCCGTTTTATAGTTTTTACAATATGAAGATATATTAGTAATAATAATCAGTTTATACTCAGGATATTCATTTTTAAACATTTCAGTTTTATACATTCTAGATTTATAACCTTTTATTTCAACTATAAAATCTATATTTCCAAATGAATCATAAATAAAAAAGTCAGGTATATAAAATTCATTATTAGAAAGTTTAAATTTAAATGTTTCTACAGTAAAATTAATATTATTTTTTTCTAACCATTTAGCATATATATACTCCCATGTTGATCTAAGCCATATTTTAGTACCATCTTTTTTAATATAAAAACCCTGTATACTTCTTTGATTTTTTATCTGATGTGGTAATATATGGGCCCATGGATTTAAATCTCCTTTAACTCTGTCTGATCTAAACTTTTTAACTCTATCCGTAACAACCTTATATCCTGTTCTAACCTCAATTTTCAAATAATCTTTTATTAACACTCTAACTCTAGAATATGATAAATCTAAAGCTCTTCCTAACATTTTATAACCATATTGTTCATGAACATATTTTTTAGTTAAATATTCAACTGCTTCTGAATCTAATTGAATATATTTTAAAGCTTCTTTTCTTTTTGAACTCCTGCCATAACTAATAATTTTATTATAATATTCTAATATTCTTTTTTTAATTTCAGGATCAAAATCTATATTCATTTTAATATTCCATGGATTCATACAAATCTCTCCTAATTATAAGATCTTATATAATTAAGTTTAATTTTGTATGAATCCATGTGTTATAACACTATTCGACTATAACTATAACATCAGTATCTAAAAGCTGACTAGCTTCTACATACCCTCGGTTCTCAGTAAAAACTTTATGATCTGGAGTTAATCTTAAAATTTTTCCATCTTCTAATTCTATTTCTATTATGTTTGCATTTCTTTTAGTACAACCACTAAATTCAACTTTTTCGTATGATAACTCTTTTGTTTCAGTATCAGCTGTTAAAACATAATCTTCAGTCGTTATTTTATCAATTCGTTTTTCCCCATCTTTTGTAATTACTAAAGTATCTCCGGTTAAACATGGATTTGTCGATTCAATATAGTATTTTCTATCATTTTTAAGCAGGTTATCCCGGTTAGCTATGTCAATAAAGAAGACACCTGGATCTCCATTTTTATGGGCATTGGTACATATTTTTTTCCAAAGATCTCTAGCTCTCACGGTCTTTACAACTCTACCAGTATTAGGAGAGATAAGATCATACATCTCGTCATTCTTAACGGCATTCATAAATTTGTCATCTATAGCGACCGAAATGTTGAAATAACTTAAATTGCCGTCGTTTTCTTTGCATGAGATAAATTCTTCGATATCAGGATGATGAACGTTGAGCATACCCATTAGAGCAGCTCGTCTTTTACCACCTTGTACGACAGTCGATCCCATAGTATTCCAGTTCTGCATGAAAGATACAGGACCAGAAGCTTGACCACCACAACCACCAGCTATTGGAGCTCCTTTTTCTCTCAATGATCCAAAATTAGCTCCTACACCACCACCAAATTTAGAAATAATGGCAGCATTTTTTACGCTGTCAAATATTCCTTCGATCGAATCTGGAACTTCAATAGTAAAGCATGCGAACATCATTTGGTTTCTGCTATAATTCTTAGATATTTTTTCATATGTTTCTCTTATTTCAGAATAATTACCACGGGTAAGCGGCTTATAGAGATAATTGCTCAGATTTTTATTAGCACTTATACCAGTACCAGCAGAAAATAACGCTGGAGAGTTAAATAAAAATCTATGGCTCATCATATCGTTATATATACTTTCCTCAATATTAAGTATGTAATTTAAATCTTCATCTGGCATATCATCTCTATATTCACCTGAAGCAACTACTCTGGCGACCCTTCTACAAAGCTGTGAAAAGCTACTTTCTTTTTGTCCGTCAGGTAAATCAATAAAATATCTTAGCTTCATAACTTCTAAAGCATTTACATCTATATCTTTTCTTTCATTTAATGGCGAAGGTTCGCCGAACAATTCCTTATACAAATTTTTAAAAGAAACTTGATCATTTATAACAGACATTTACGTACCACTCCTCGTGTTAAATTATAAATTTAAAAATAAATGATCGTAGCTGTAAAAATAACTTTCCAAAATACTTATTTAGATGATCGATTTTCTTGATCGGAGTTGATTATGTGAGTACCAAATTTGACTTTATTGAAGACCTTGAAAAAAATTATGATAGACATCCGATTGTTTGTTATTACTGCGGAAAACCACTCTCATTTAAGAAATTTTATAAGCAGTATGACGCGCAGAAGAAATTCTGCAGCAAGAAATGCAAGAATTCATATATTGAAGAAACGAACGATGTTCTGAAAACAGATGAAGAATTCTCATCTCAAACTGAAAAAGCAATATATGCATTTCTAACTTTACAATATCCACAATTCGTAATAAAGCATAATCTGAAAGATGTATATCCTCCATATGAGATAGATATGTGTGTAGAATTTACAGATCCAATTTTTATTGAATACAATGGAGTACTTCACTATACTCGCAAGAAAAAAGGTGCGCTCAAAAGAGTTGTGCAGAAAAGACAGCTAAATGACAAAATAAAAAAAGACGAACTCTGCCAAAATAGGCAATTAAAACTAGTTCGCTTATGGAGTGAAGTTGGAATATATTCCAAGCCAGTACTGTTTAATGAAGTACTTAAAAAATTAAAAGAAGAAATTGATATTATAATTAGAAATAATATCATTGGCGGCAAATGTATAGAAATAGTCGTCGATAAAAACGAAGAAATTCATAGATATGCTGAAGACTTTAGAAATTAATTACCGATGACAGTTAAAATATCGGTATAAAGTTCAGTTATATTATATTCATTAATTCCAGAATTTAACACGTCTTTTATACTAAGCATTGGATGATATTTTAACATGATATTTTTTATATCTTTTCCAGATGTTAGTCTAGATAAATTTGCTAATGTACCATAAGTGTCATTAGCTTTAACATTACTGATCATATTAGCAGCGGTAGATACTGCCTGTGGAGAAATCTGTTGTGATTTGGAAGATTGTTTTTTTGCTTTTTCAAGTGCATCCATAATTTCATGTATCTGTTTCTGTGTTAATTGAGTGTATAATTCATCAGCGAAATCATTATCAAGCATCCTGTAGAAGTATATATGTACTTCGCCACCACCAGCTAATACTTCATATTTATGATAATATCCTTCATGTTTAAATATAGAATCACCGATAAGTTGAAGTTCTTTAGAATCATTCCTGTGAACGACAGCATAAATTATATAAGTAAAGAAATCAGGTACATTCTGTATATAATATTTAACATTTGGTTTATCGTCTGAATAAACATAGCTAATACTATTTTTGCATTCAACGAACTTCACTTCGGCATTAGCACTCGGTATATACCCGATCAATATTAACAAAACAAATGCTACAATAATTAACATTATCTTTTTCATAATAATATCTACCTTCTTTCTATAGTAATATTAATATTATTACTTATTTCCGCCAACTATATCCAATATCTTTTCTATACCTTCCGGCGCAAGTTCTAAAATCAATGAATCTCCACCTTTACCACTAAATAGCGGTAGAAAACGATAGAATTTAACTTGCACTTGACCCATACCAGCTGACACTACGTAATAATATGTGTATTCACCCACTTGTATAGTTGAATCACCAATAGGACGTAATTTAAAATAATCATCATTTCTGCGCAAAACAGCCTCAACTATCATCATATTAAATTCAGCTAAATCAGGTATATAAAACTTAATGTCAGGATTTTTATCATCAAAAATGTAGCCTGAATTATCTTCGATTTCGAACACTGTATCAGCATATGCTGCATTAATATAATTTATACAATTAACGTTAAATATTAATGACTGTGCAACTAGTATAATTAAAGCAAACAATATAACATAACATAACTTTTTCATAATTATTTACCTCCATTTATTATTTAGCTAAAAAACTCGGTCTTTCTTGAAAACAATTACATACTTCTTCAGTATCATTTTCTTTCTCAGATGAAATAACTACTGAAAATCTATCGATTTCAATCCAAAACGGTAACGGTGCCATACAATACCCATAATCCCAGCTTCTGATTGTACAATAATATTTACACTTGCAACATAAAAATCATGTGATTAATTTTCAGCATTTTTACTCCTCCTTTATCTTTTCCATTATTTCAACTATTTTTTAATTATATTATATCACTACTTCCAGGAAAGTAAACAACTGAAATATATGTATATAGTAATTTTATAGTTAATTATGTAGATAAAATAAATAAACCGCGGCTCAAGGCCGCGGTCATATTGGTATTGATTAATATAGATGGTTTATAAACAATGTATACACTAGATCATGATTGCTATTAATAAAATCTATTTCATCATCGTTTAATAGTGTTCCGTCGACAAATGCCGCACTTAAAACAAATACGTCAGAAAAATCTGGATAATCTTTAAAATCAACACCATCAAACTCCACACTGTTAACATCAAGTAGCTTTCCGTTTATCATAATATTAGTATTCATAATTTAATTCCTCCTTCATCTTCCATATTCTATTTATATTATATCACTGCTTCCAGGAAAGTACATAGCTAAATTGTAAGTATACAATATACATTCGACAGAGATTATATAAAAAATAACACTGCCTTGACAGTGTTATTTTAATTATTCAATTTTAATTATTTAATTTTATTACGGTGCAAAAGGAGTATATTTCCCCATCTCAGGATAATTTTTAGCGATATAATAAATTAAATCTAGATCATCTTTACTTAAAACAAACTCCGCTATTTTTTTGATCTGTTCTGCGGCTTTAGGCGGAGTTCTTTCTAATATTTTTTCGCTTTCTCTAACGCCGGCTGGTTTTATGCGATAAAATGCTAAAAAACCTTTATAACCTTTCCTTCTCTCTGTTCTTTTTACTGATCCATCTTGAACTAGTTCTTCTACCTCGATGTTAACTACGATATCATAAGGGCCATATTTTTCAGGCCTGAAATTATACCTATTGTTTAAGTATTTATCTCCAAGTTTTTGGTCGACTAAGAACATCCCAATATCAAGCTGATTTGCACTAAACGGTTTACCCTCGCCAAAAGATAATAACAATAACATTGCATCTATCCTATCGATTTTGCCAACCTTTTTCTTATCAGTAGTTTCTTCCATTTTTATTCCTCCATTAATTATTATCACCTTCTAATTATATTATATCACAATCTTTTGGAAAGTACACAGCCAATTTAGCAATTGCATGCATTGTTGTTTACAATTACTAGTAATTACTTCCTCCACGTCAATATATTTTATCAACCTTCTTTACCAAAATCGCCTCTACATTTTTAATTTCATATCTTTTACATTACGTATTAATTAATAATATAGCTTAAAACACTACGGCAACATGTTCAATGCCTGTGTAATTTGTTCAATTAATGTTCAACAGCTATGCAATTAATATTCATCTTTTATCTGTTGTTTTCTAATTTTTAATTAAAAATGTTATTTTTTCCCATTTCGGGATAAGCCTGACATATTTCTAAAACCAATTCTTTAAAGCTTCGACTCAATACATATTCAGCTATTTTTTTAATATATTCAGCTATTTCTTTCGGTAATTCTTCCAATAAATCTTTGCCTACAACAATACCTTTTGGCGTTGGATAATACACCATGTGTCTAGCAGTTTCAAATATCATCGCTAATTTTTCATCTTCTAATTTTTCTATATCGGCATAGACATCTTTATCAAAAGGTCCGTAGTCATATGGTTGGAAATTATATCTATTTCCTTCTATTATATCTCCAATCTCTTGGTCTATTAGAAACATAGCTTTTTGAAGTTGAGTTGAAGTAAATGGCTCACCGTTGACAGAAGCTAATAGACACAACATTGCTTCTTTTCTATTCATTTTACTTCCCTCTTTTTATTAAAAACTATGAATACTTTTGCATAAATTCTCTTTTTTTATAATGGTGTTTTCTTTTATATCTAGTTTGTTTTATTTTAATCAAATCTTCATAGGTGATTATATTACTCAAATCGTTATCTTTGTCTTTAAACTGATCTTTAGCTATGTCATTTCTACTACTCATGATTACTGTTGGTTAAACCTCCTATCATATACTTTATTGCAATTTAAATTTTATTAATAGTTATTCAGTAATACTTAAATCTGGTCTGAATATAGTATAATCAATCTCGTTAATACGATTGGTTAAATAATTAATACTAGTAAAACAGACGTCATTGTATTCATATATTTTTCTTAACCATTTATTGATCAGCAATAGCTCATGAAGATACTCGCCAGGACTCACGTATTTAAATGCAAATTCAATTTCCAGCATAGCGACTAAATCTTCTACATCAACTACTCCTGTTACAAAACATATATCTGTCAATATTTCCGCTGTTCGTAAATTTCTCTCTAAACTCCATTCTGGCAGATAAGATGTCGACAGAATTTTTCTATATAAATCACAAAATCTACTACCGTAACTTGATACGACATAGTCAAGATATTCATGAATTTTTTCACATTCTGCAGATATCAATTCAGAGTAATAATCTGTCATATCACCTGGAAAAGAATACTTTTTGCATAATTCTAATTCTTCTTCAGGATGTCTGCCAGATATCAAAGCTTGATAATCTATCCCAACTCTTATTTTTACGTCCTCAAGCTTTGCATCTGCTAGACGGCTAAACTCACTTTTCAGATCAACATCATTACTTTCAACTGGCGAATCTTTCAGCCACGTAGCAATACCTATCTCGTTCTGTCCATATCTTCCGGCACGGCCGATTAACTGCTGGAATTCAGATGGCTTCAAAAAACCGATACCTGGTTTATAAATCTGAGCTAGCACTACATATTTAGCAGGCAAGTTCACCCCCAATGCTAAAGAATCTGTTCCAACGACTGTATCAATATATCCATTCCTGTAGATATATTCAATGAACATTTTTTCTTTTGGAAGTAATTTACCGTGGTATCTGGATATTCCGATTTCCCATTCATTAAAGAAATTTATATTATACTTTGACGCCAATTCACTAATTTTATCTATTTCTCTTTGTGGTATTTTATCTCTAACTCTATAAAATTCATCTATTAATTCATGAATAGATTTTCTTGAAAAGCAGAACACTATGGCATCTCTTATATCTTTCAATTTAATTCCTTTTCGATTAATCTTGAGCGGTACTAATCTCTCATTAGACGTGGCTAAAACAAATTTCTTATCTGTCAGCTTTTCGATATGCTTTTTTATCTCGTTTGGTTTGCTACATGTCGCTGACATCAGAAGCATGTTTGTCTTAGGATTACTGTTAGCAATAGATTCAATATAGCAGCGAGCTCTATCTTCATTATTAAATATATAATGAAACTCATCGATTACTACATGAGCTGGTATTTTATAGTAATATTGATAATAAATCTCTTGAGTCATACAAAGTATCTGGGCCTGTTGATTCCATTTAACATCACCAGTTATCAGCCCGACATCTAATCCTTCTTTGATGAGCTCTTTATATCTCTCATTGGATAGGGCTTTAATCGGAGCGGTAAAAATAATTTTTCTGAAATCATTGTTCAGAATATCAGCCCAAGCATACGCCACTATAGTCTTGCCAGAATTGGTAGGCATTGATACAAGAGCATTTTTATTTTTGACTTTATCTATTATTCTTTTTTGGAATTTTGTTGGTTTAAGCTCATTTCCTATCAAATTATGCATTTCAGATCTCCATTCTATTTATTATACTTGACCATCTTACCATCTTTTGTTACTCTAATCGCCTCAAATTTTTTATCTGGAAATTCTTCCTTTAACTCCAAAAATTTTGATAGATTATCTTCGGAATCATCTATCAATCTAACGATATCATAATCACTATTCGTAATATATTTTCTGACTATTATTTTTTTGGCTTCTGATGGTTTAAGGTTTAAATTTCCAGCTCTTTCAATATACACTATATTTTTATTGTCAACTGGTATACCATATTTTCTGAATGTATCGAGGAATTTTTGTTTATCTTTCATATCAGCTCTAGCTGTTAAAAATATTATTCTGTTGTTTCTTGCATTATTCAACAACATATTTATTTTATCTAAAACAGATTTTATTGGTTTAGCTGTATTAAAGAATATATCTGAATCTAAAAAATTAGAAAAATCGTAATGTTCTCCTGGTTTAAGTTTGTAAGTATTAAATTCTTCAGAATTTAATTCAGTAACTACATTTCCGTCTTTATCTAACACCTTAACTTTAGCGCCTGTTTTAAACAGTGTATCATCAATATCGATGAAATTAATAACGCGTTTGCTAGCATCTGTATCTGATGAAAGAATGTAATTGATAATGCTTTCAAATCTTGTCATTTTGAACTCCTCACTTTTAAGTAATTGATTCTATTTTAGAATTCTTATCTCTTTTAGTCACCAAAATACGTTTTACTACGACAGAATCGTCTACATTTTCTAATGGTAATGGAATGTGTGAAATTATAAACAAATCGATTTTATGTCGTTTTTGCATATTGATAAGCGTATCCGTTACTGCTTTTATGCCAGGATAATCTAAAGAGTCAAATATCTCGTCCAATATAAGAAACTTTGGCATGTTAGGATTTAAATAAGATGTAAACTCATATAAAGACAAAATCATTGCTATATCGATCCTCTTTCTTTCTCCTGAACTCATCTGCCAATAATTTGTTTCAAAATTGTCTTTATATAACAAAATATCAATCTGGCCGTCATTATCAATTTCAATTTTACTTAATATTTCATTGTTATATAAAGTTGAAATATAATAATCAAATATATCGCTTAGTACGTTGATATATTTTCTAATGATAGCGCTGCGTAATAAAGATTTTGGAGCAAATAAATCATACCAATAATCACACGAAAGCGCCCATTTTTTTCTTAAATTAATAGCTCTTTCGATGCCTTCCAACTTTCGCTCATATTTACTCTTATCTATATTATCATTATTATTGCTGTTTTCTAGTTCTTTAATTTCATTTCTTATTTTTTTAATCTCAAGATTAATATTTTTAACGCTCTGATCATGAGATATTTTGGCAAAATTGATTTTATCTATAGTCTTCTGAACTTCAGTTTTGTTTTTATTAATTTCCTTTTTTCTGCCATTAATAACATCTATATCTTTAAGCAACTTATCTAATTCAGCTTTAAACGAATTTAACTCATTTTTATAACTATTATTAATTTTTTCGACATGAGCTTTAGGCACATATTGCTTACAAGTTGGACATTCTATATCTACCAGCGATTCAATTTTATTTAGTTCCTTCTCAATTTTATCTATATTTTTTCTTATATAACTGACATTACTTTGATATTCAACCAATTTTTTATCCAAATCATTTAATTCTTCATTAAATTTGTCTATTTCAGCTTTTAGAGGCTCTATATCATCAAATTTTTGGCTGTTTAATTTTTCCAATTCAGAATTTAACTCATCAAGTTTATTCAACAAATAGCTTTTATATTTATCGCGATTTTCGTCTACAATATCTATTATTTCCTTAGTATTTCTATAATTGAGAGTTAAACGATCTAAATATTTCTCGTTTAAATTTTTAAATTCTTTGACTTTGTTGTAATATTCATCGATCATAGATAAATCGATGACATTTTTAAAAAAATCTAATCTTTGACCATAATTCATAGCCAAAAGATTGATGTTGTCTTTATAATATACGATGACTTGTGAGAATACTTCCGGTAGTATGTTAATGAATAATTTGATATCTTTGTCTGACAATCGTTTGGTTCGCTTAGTCTTCTCTTCACCATCTATTGTTACATTGACTGAACTGCCGCCATCTAATTGTTTGGTCCTTGTGATGACAAGGCTTTTAGGGCCATCCTCAGTATTTATAAGATATTCTACTTCATTCATCATATAATTACAGCCATATTTGATCATGTCATTAAGACGAACTTTTTGTTTCGATCCTCTAAGTCCTTTTCCGTAGATGTTGTATGTTATGGCTTCTCCAATTATAGCAGATTTACCGCTACCATTACTGGCATCGTCACTATCGCTATCATAATTAATACCATCTATCAAATATAGAACTGGATCGTCATCAATATGTTGTAATAAATTTAATTCAGCATCAGAAAATGACAAAAAATTTTTGACTTTAATATTTTTTATCCTCATTTAATCATTCCTATCTTTTTGGAATTTTATAATTGATAGATATATTTTCTGATTGCTCCTTAAAGGCTTGCTCAAGATATCTGGCCCAACTATCTATAGACATTACTAAAGACATTCCTTCTAAAGTATTTTTATTTATAATCCAAATAGCCATTCTAATAAACCATAAAGATAATCTCAATCTAACATTCGTAAAGAAATCTTTCATAATTATCACCGTCTTTTTATATATTTAATTATTTCTAATGTACTTTGTTCATCAACGGGCGGTTTCTTAAACTGCAATGCATAATCGATCAATTTCTCTTCTGTTAATAAATTATTAGCTAGCAGTTCTTCGAACTCATGTACTGCATGTAAAGATGTCCTGTTGATATCTTCTGACCCAGTCGTTTTATTAAACTTAATTGATTTAAAAAATTCTTTCAGTTTCGAAACACTAAGTACTTCTCTATCGCTTTTATATTTATATAATATCTTTGTTCTGCTTAATTTTTCTAATTCATTATTAGCACAATAATCTTTCAGCTCTTTTAAATTAGTGAAAATTTTATAGATATATGTGTGCGGATTATCAATATACTTTAAATCCAATGTATCAAAATCAAATAAATATATTCCTTTATTCTCACATATATTTCTAAAGTCCACATTACGACTTGAACCAATATATTTAACTTTTTTTCCGTCGACGATATATTCAGCTGGGTCATGGATATGACCTAACAGTGCAATATCATATTTGTATCGTCTAATTAATTCTTCAGCAGTTGGAACGTTCGAAGTATCTTCTCTTCGATACATATGATCATATGGAGTTTGGTATACATCAAAATGCCCCATTAAAATCCTCTTAGCACCTAAACTGAAAGCTTTATCAGCTTCATCTAAAAGTGGGCGTATATCTGTTGAATACGGAATAAAAGCAGTTTCAATTCCATTATCAATTTTAATAACTGTTGGAGAGCTAAAGACCGCTACATTGTGATAATAAGAAAACGGCGCCAAAAGAGATGCTCTTACTTTTATATCCCTATCACCGACTTTTATCGTTGATACCTTATTATCTACATCATCGTGATTTCCAACTATTATTAAGACGGCTGTATCCAAAGCTAGTTCAGCAATTAGCTTAGATATTATACTCATAACTGGAGCTGTAATTGCATTCGGTGAGTTAAATATATCACCGAAAAATATAATAAAATCTGGTTTTTCCTTATACATTGTATTTCTGATTAAATCAAACAATTGGAATATCTCATGAAATGATTCGCTATTAGCTATTGTTGATTTTACATTATCAATATGGATATCTCCCACCAGGATTGCCCTCATGACATCACCTTTTGTTTGGTTAATATTTTTATTGTCTCATTTATTTTACGTGAAAAATGCATTAAAATCATTGAAGATTTTGCATTTTTTCGCATAATTTGTGCATATTCTGCATCATTTCCAGCATGCATATTTAAACGCAGCAGTTTATATAGCTCTTTTTGATCATATTTAAGTTGACGTTCGAACGTTTCTCTGTTGATCGTATTAATTATTTTATAAATAAATGAGTTCTCCAAATTAGATAGATCAATAACTGATTGGTTAGAATGTATTAATTTTTTATTCTCACTGTCGCTCAAAATAACTTTGAAATTTTTCAATAATGTTTTATCCTTATTATTTAACTTATCATTATGATTTTCCAGTATATTATCTATAATACTTTCTAAATCGTTTACATTATCAATTTTAATATTTGTTCCTTCGTAAACATTATTAATAATGTTAAATATTCTAGATATTTTTTTCCATCCCCAACTATGAATACCTTTTATGTTATCGCTTTTATCTCCTACTATAGATTTCGCTAAGGCATAATTATGATAATCGAATTGTACATCTAGTTTATGTTTAGAACACCAATTTTCACTCGTGATGATTCCTTTGTACCAATCAAAAATAGTAACATTATCATCTAATAGTTGTATAAAATCTGAATCACTTGTAGCTATCACAAACCTGGCGCGATCATCTAATTTTCTTAAATATTTTATTAGCACATAAACGATCAGATCAGCTTCTACATTCTTAACTTCGATAAAAGGAAATGGTAGAGTATATATAACTTTTTTAAGATATTCAATGTAATTCTTCTCTTTTTCTTCTTCAGTTAAACTCTTCATCTTTTTTCTATTGCTTTTATATCCACCAACAACTGCTGCAGCACGTTTATTATAGCCGTCGTCAGAACATATATAAACCAAATCCGGTTTGTGCTCATTTACCAGATCAGTTATTCGGTTAATTATATTTATAGTTATATCGCTAATTAATTCGGCCTCATCTAAATTTGATATATCTCTAGAGTATGTATAGCGTTTCACTAAATTAAACCAATCAATAATAATATACTTCATATGTGTTCTCCTTTAATTAAAAATATAAGAGTAACCAATCGGCTACTCTTATATTATATAATATTACCATTTTAATGTAAATAGTGTTAAGTTATAATTAGTCTCTTCTGGCAGTAACAGCTAAAGTAACAAGTGATTTATCATTTTCTAATGTTATACCGAACAGCAAATCACTTATAAGAAAATTTATTCCATATGAATCATCATTTTTGTATTTTATAACTTTACTTAAAACTTTTACTAAATTTGTATCAAATTTACATGTAAATCCAGGTTCAACATCGACATCAAATCTAAATTCAAATTCATTTCCTATTATATCTCCACTTGTAATAATAAGCTTATTATTTTTTTCTTTAAATTCTATTAGCTCTAAATCTGAAAAAAATGAGATAGTATCAAGTAATTCTTTTATTTGTTCTAAATCTGGGTCGAAAGCTACAAATTTTGAATTTTCGGCTGAGTTTTCCGTTACTGCTAATTCGTATAGCCCTGTGTTTGTATGCGGAAATTCAAAAATATCGTTCTCATCTATCAAAAATAACGACATTGTCAATTTTTTATTTGGGCTTTTAGCAGTAATCTTATTTTTTGTTATGATCAATTCTTCAAAATTTGAAAGTATATTATTTATTAATCCTCGGTTAAGCGGTAATCTTATTATTAAGCCAGAATTATCTTCAATATCTGCTATATCGTCAATTAAAGTTTTTCCAGAAAATACTATATCTCCATTTATATCGATTACTTCAATCGATATAAAACTTACCCCATCTTCCTTAATAAATTTTACAGGTACACTAGAGAACGTATCTGGACATAAAGATAATAAATTTTTTAAGCTTTTTATACCATCAGAATTTAATATTATTTTTTCTGTCATTTATATCATTCCTCTCTTATTATAACTAAGTTCTATCAATTAATAACAAAAAATAGAATCAAATAACACATTATTAAAATGCTCACATGTAGCATTATCTACAACATAATTTGTGGTTAAGTCTACAAATTTACTAGCAATATGTAAATAAGAAGTTATTATATCTTTAAGTGAAATATTACCAGATTTTTGTATATTAACTAATCTAAAATAATAATCATTAAGCAGTAATATATCTGTATATACCTGACGATTAAACGTTGCAACTGCATATTCACACATACTATCTATAATTTTCTTCATGTTATCAATTAATTCACACTTTGGTCTTAATATTAATCCACGCCATTTTACTCCATCTTCCAAAAGATTATTTATCAGATCTAGATCTTTTTCATAAAAATGTGCGCTACCAATAAATACATAAAGACCATTATAATTGACATTCAATGTTCCGGCAACGAATTGACCAACTATATCCCACCAAGGAATATCAAAAGTTAATCCTTTAACAGCATCAGAAGATCTAATATGCACAAGATTATAAAGATAATTGTTCCTAACTAAAAAATGCTGATTTTGCGTACATGTAAAATCATTAACACCTTCTTCATATATATTAGAAAGTGTGTATTGTATTATAGCTTGTCTACTAAATATATCTTTGCTTAATGTTTTTATCACATATTCAAAAGGACTATTTTTAATATCATGCATTATTCCAGATTTATAGATAGGTGCTTCAATAACTGGTTTCCAAAAAACATGATAACCATAGTTCGAATTAACTTTATTTACAAACGCTTGAATAGAAGAATAACTGTTTACATTTTTAAGCGAATTCCACATCTTACCAAAACGTGATATATAATCTGGATCTAAATTACCAGACATATACCACATAAATTCTGCTCTTAAATATTTACCTTCTGGAGTCGTTGGATCAACTGTATTTCTATGAACGGAATCGATTAATACATCATGATCAGTAACTATTAAATCACGACCAAGTAGTTCTCTTATCTCTTGCCCTCTTGGACTGGATATCCAACCTTGATACTTTAAAGTTCTGATTAATGCTTCATATGTATTCATTTAATCATTCCTCCTATTATGATTTATTATTAATAACTTCCTTTAATTCAAGAATACAACTTAAAAACACCAAATCCTTATCTAAAACAATTCGCGATTTATAAGCATATTCAGCAATTATAATAATAGCATCTGGTAAATCTTCATACTTCTTAATAAAGTAATCTTTAAGCGATGTATATATACTCTCATCAAAAATATATTTTTTAGTAGCATTAGCTATATCTTTAACAGTAGTGGTTTTTGTAAAAATATCGTCGAATAATTTATCGTAACGATCAACTAAATCTGATTCTAAAATGGATCTAGTTAATTTACCATGCGTATTATATAGCTTCTGTGATTCATTGATTATTTTGCGTAAATCGCAATTATATTTCTTGACTACAGCGATGATATAATCTTCGTCAAATTCAACGTTTTCGGCTTCTAAAATCTCAACTAACCTTTTAGCAGCATCTAATAGTTCAACATGTGTTTCAAATTCAACGCATCTACTTCTAATTGCTTCATTGATTTTGTTAATGGAATTACAAGTTAAAATAAACCTGCAATATTTACTCGATGTTTCCATTAACTCGCGTAGAGAATCTTGGGCGACATAATTAAGACCATCGGCTTCATTTAACACGATTATTTTTAGCTTATTGCCCCAAGCAGAAGAATTAGCGAATGCCATTACTTTGTCACGTATTGTATCAATACCTCTCTCTTCAGAAGCATTGATAATAAGTTTTGAACAATTAATGTTATTAATAATAATGTTAACAATGGAATTTTTGCCCGTACCAGGTTTTCCGTGCAGAAGAATATGTGGAATATCTTGATCAGCAATTACTTTTGTTAGAAATCTTTTAATTTCTTTACTAGCAGCTAATTCATTAATATTTTTGGGTCGATATTTTTCGACCCACAATGAATGGATTTTTTCTAGCAATACAGCTGCATTTTTACCAATACTCTCTTCCTTTATTCCGTCCAATTGAGATAACCTCCTGTCTGTGATACCTAAAATTTCTTTTTTTTTTTATCACAGCATCTATATGGTATTATATACTATATGTGGTCGTCTGTAAACTAATGAACCTCTCCAACCTACGCTTCGCTTAGAGGTTGGAGTTTCTTAGCATCATGTATTACTACCTTCACAGATATGTTGTTACATATCTTCGTTGCAAGCAACGGAAGTATAGCAATACACTAACTAAGCAACTACCTTTCGATAGGGTGAATTCACACCTTCTACTACTTCTTGCCTAAGCAATACGTAGATACTTTATTTCTTTTGTTTCTCCTAAGTACCTTATATCATTATATTTATACTTAGATAATATATTTTTGCTTCCATGTATGTCTCTATGCTCTTTATATCCACATTTACATACATAATTTCTTGTAGAAGTTTTATTCCTTCTACCACAAACAGGACATGTTTGTGTTGTGTATCCTTCGTTTATTTTGATTATATTTATTCCTTTTGCTTTTAGTTTGTATTCCAAATATTTATATAATTTGCCAAATTGCCATTGGCTTAATTTTTGGTTAGTATTCCTATTTCTTTTCTTCTTAGTATTCCTTTGTACTCCTTCAATATCACCTATCACTACTTCTTTTACTTTATTTTCAATACACCAATCTACATATTGCTTTGTGGTTTTATGAAGTATGTCGGTTAATTGTTTGTCTGATTTAGATAATATATATTGCTTTGCTTTATTGTACTTTTTCCATTTTCTACTACCTTTCTTACATTTGCTCATTTTTCTTTGTAATTCTGCTATCTTTTTATTTCTTAATCTTTTTACACTTCTTGCTTTACGTCCAGTTATTATAATTGCATTACCATTTTTACAATATGAACTAATTGTGTGTATTTCTCCTACGTCTATCCCTGCTATGTTTTTATTATTATTTATGCTTTCAATTAATCCATTTTCATACGCTAATGATAATTTTAATCCTCTGTCATATATTAATTCAATTTCTTTTATTTTACCAATCGGCAATTCTTTAACATACACTACAATAGGTTGTTGTCTTTTTCCATTCCATATTCCCATACTTAATTCAATTCTGCCATTATCATATATTTTGAAACCATCTTTAGCCCACTTAGTATTATAATGCTTTTTCTTTTTATAAGGATATTTATTGTCCAATCCTTGTTGTTTTGCTTTATGTGCTGCGTCTCTTGCAAATAAGTATTTATGGCATACTGCTTGTATTGATTGAGAATGTAGTGGATATTTGTTTTTTAATGCTTTTTGTAATTCTGTTTTATTAATCCATTTACCATCATTAGCAAGAGAGTATTGTTTAGCAATATCTAAACAATCATTCCATATTTGCGCTGATATACGATTACATTCATATAATCTGTTTAGATTGGTTTTAGATGTTTTGAATGTAGTTTTTAAGCAACGTATCACTTTTTCACCCACCTTTCTATTCTTATTATATTATTATTTTTATATTTTGTCAACTATTCAGCAATTCATCTCCCACCTATAGAGGATGGGAGAATTCTTGCTGATTCTTTGTTGAATATATCAGATGGTGTATTAGTTAATCCTTTAAACATAATTATTTTACCCTTTTTAATTTTACTTCTTAATATATTTGCTTAATATTTAAAATTTAAAATTTGCCGCCAATTTTTTATGACAAAATTTGCTATTTTTTAATTTATCGCTAATTTATAATTTCCTAAATTCCTAGGATATTTAATTAGTTATTATTATTAAGAATCTATAGCTTAATAGATTATATTATCTGTTGCTAGCAAGTAACTAGCTAGCTAGTTACTTGCTAGCAATCGATTGATTATCAGGTATACCTGATAATCAATCGATTATAATTCTGGTATTTAATAGCTATAGTATTTAATATTTATAGTATCTAATATATTTGGTATTTAATAGCTATAGCTTTTAAATTATTAGCTTTTGGTAGCTATATTTAACTTATCCGCACTCAAATTTAAGTTGCTAATTGGTAAAAAAATGCTGAAAATTGAATCTCTAGAACCATATATGTACTATGGTATAGTTCCTGGGAACTATATTCCAGTATACAGTATAATATATACCAAAAAGATAATTCCTCGGTACTATATTTTTTTATGAAAAATGATCCTTAAGTCATATGTTGAAAGAGTGCACTAAAATATTTAGCTAATTAAAATAATATATTATCAAATAAAAAATGATCCTCAAGTACTATACAAATTTAATAAAATTGATTCTTCAGAACTATAACTATAAATCAATTCAGATTGTATAATATATTGTTGGAATTAAGGCTAAATAATCATCACATTTAAAGTTAACAAACACAAATATATTCTGATGTTTACATTTGATGCTATATGTAGTATAATATATTTTATTACACCACGTATAGGAGGAGTTTGCAGATGCAGGTAAAATCGATTAAGGCTAAAGGTAATTACTTTAAAGAGAAGGAAATGATTGAATTAGTTAAAGAATACCAAAAACGCAGAGATAATGATAGTTTTAAGAAGATACAACCAGGTATTTTAAGTTTAATAGACGGAATGATTACCAAACAGTTTAGCTATAATCACCATATTCAAAACAGCAAAAAAGATGCTATAATTGAATGCTTTATGGAAATATTGAAAGCATTAGATAGATATGACCCAGATAAAGGTAGACTATTCGCTTATATGAATAGAATTGCTAAAAATACATTAATGAAATATTATAGAAATTCTAGGAAAATAAAAGATAGAGAGCAATCATATACTGATATTATATTTTCCATCGATGATCCAAACGTCGATGTAGATAATGTCGTGCTAGCTTCAAGCATAAAAGATCTAGATCTGGTTATAAATGAAACATCAGATTTAAACTCAGAGTTAAAATTAAATCCATCACCAAAAAATGTTACTTTAACAGTTGAAGATACATGTATAATAATATACAAATATCTTCGTAATCTAAAAGAAACTTTGCTATTTTATATACATAATCCTGAAGTTATAGATAAATTGATCGAGGACATACGCTTATCTCCGGATGTTAACTTTGATTTCACCAACAAATACAATGTAACATTAATTTCAGAAAAAATGTTTTATTTTAATTTGATCAGCAGTTTACAAGTGTTGGTCGATAATATATTATTGTATCTTGAAAAAAGATATTCTGGTAAATTGAGTAAAAATGAAAATGACGTGATGTATAATGGAAGATTATCGCCACGGATGATAGGGTATGTTAGAAAAATAACAAAAACTAAACTAAAGAAAGAAAATTTAGCCAGATATTATGATGTTGATGATCTGGTTTATTTTATAAATTTTTTGATAGAGCGGAGGTATGTATACGATGAGTAACATATTTCTGTCGCAAAAGCTAAATAAAGATAAGTTAAATTTACAAGTGCTTGAAAAGATAACTAAAATGTATAATAAACTTCTGTATCAATACACCAAATCTTTTAGTGGACGTATACCAGTACCAAAAACAGACATATCTAAAATCCCAAAAAAATACATAACAATCAATGAATATATTCAGTCAAAATCGGTATGGAAACAAATACTTAAATTTGTGAAAGAAGCAGTAGACCTAGATTTGACTGAATATTTAAATGTTATGTTTAGAAATTGGTATGATATATCGCTGTATATAAATATGCCAGATAGAAAGATTCCGTTAAGTAGTATAATATTTTCTACTAAGATGATCCCCATGTTTTATAAATTCAAAGAGAAAGAAAGATTACAGTATGAATTGAATAAACATTTATTGAGTAAAAGATCTGAAGATTTTTATCGACTAACACCTTCACTTCAATCAAACATAAATAGTCTTTTTAAATTAAAAAGCTTAAATTCTAATATCTCGTATCATGAAATATTGGATATATTTAGGGGTGAATTCGAACAAGAGTTTATCGATAAAGTTAAAGAGTTAGATGAATCTGAAATTACGCCGGAAAATTTAGCATTAATATTTAATTGTTAGAAGGGTGATATTATGGCTATAGATGGTTGGAACCCAGATACTTTTTCATTTTCACCGGAGTTCCAGAAACAAATAATAGCCGCTATGATACAAGAACCAAAAATATTTGAGCGGCTAGGTGTTATAACTGATCATAGATATTTTGATATCGCCGAGTACTCGGTAATATTTAAAGGATTACAAGATTTTTATTCGGCGTATAAAGGCATGCCGACCAAAGAAGCGCTTAGAGAATTAGTATCTTCAAAATATTCCTCGGATACATTAGACGATACACTAAATGAGATATACAATCATAAAAGGATATCTTCATCTACACTTCAATATATAGAAGAAAGCATTAGAAACTTCATTAGCTGTCAAGCACTTAAAAAGGCCATATATGAATCAATTGATGATCTTGGCGATCCGAAAAAACACTACAACGTTAAGGAGAGAATAGAACAAGCGCTGACTATTGGAGCATCATTAGATGATTTTGGCGTAGATGTTTATGATGACGAGGAAATTGTTAACCGTTGGTTAAGAAGAAAAGAAAATAGAGAAATACCTAGGATATCAACTGGTTGGGCTAAATTTGATGAGGTGTTTGGCGGATTTGGAGTTGGTGAAGTTTTTACATTCGCTGGTCCAGCTCATTGTGGAAAATCTATGTATCTTGTCAATGTTGGCGCTAATGTATTGCTTCAGAAGAAGAACGTCTTGCACATTACATTGGAAATGTCTCAGGAAATAACCGCACAGAGATATGATATGCGCCTGCTTGGACTGACTAAAGAAGAGCTTAATTCAAAGAAAGCTATCGAAAAGCTTAAAGAAGTATTAAGCAACCATATTGGTAGGTTGATTATTAAACGTTATCCATCAGACACAGTAACTGCTGCGGATATCTCTACATTTATCAAGAGATTGGAAATGGTGAAAGATTTTGTACCAGATTTGATTATAATTGATTATGCTGATATTATGAGATCTACACATCATTATAACGACAGAAGATTTGAACTAGATTCTATTTATAACCAAATAAGAAACTTGGGTATAGAATTTAAAACTCCAATAGTTACAGCTACACAATTAAACAGAGATGCATTAGAGAGATTGGAATCAGGAAAGATTTTGACGGAGGGTAATATAGCTGAATCATATGGAATAGCCAGAATAGTTGATTGTGGAGTTACCATTAACGCTACTCCAGCAGACAATGCCCAAAATAATTCTACTATTTATGTATTCAAAAATCGTGACGGCGTAGCAGCTGAAAGCTGGAGAATGTATGTTGATTTTAGCAGAGCATTAGTTAAAGAATGGTCAGCTCCTTCTATAGTTGATATAACTGGAAAGAAAAATAAAAAAGTTAAAATATAACTTAAGTATATTAAATGTTTAGAAATAAATTACAGTTTAATTTTTTATATTGTACAGATCGACCGTTTTATGATATAATAATATAGTGAATATGACGCATTAATAATTAAGGAGGACTTGAAAATGGTAGAAGAAATGGAAAATGAAATGGAACAGCAGGTAGAAGAAAAGAAAAAAAGAAAGTTAAAAACAAAAAATTTATTAAAAACTAAACAAAAGAAAGATAAGCCTAAAACGGAAAAAGTTAAAGGGCTTAAAGAACTAATAGAAACTGATACTAATGCCCGTAATAAAAGGAAGAAAAAAATTCATCAAACATATATCGAAGATTTTTCTACTTATGAAACTGATAAAGTTATATACAGAATAATGTTTGGCGAAAATCAATATAAAGATATTATAAAAAATTATCCAACTTCTCTTCGTTTTAATAAATTTGGTAAAATTGGATGTAAAACAAAAATGATTACTGGTGAGTGGATGGAATTCATCGATATTATAACTGATCAAAAAGATCTGATCTTTGTACTTAAACCATTAGATCCAGATACTATAGATCGAATGAAGCTGGAAAAATCTCTTGAAGAGACAGCTTTAATATAAAACAAATGTAATAATTTTGCAAATTTGTTAAGTTAAATTATATATGTATATTGCTGAAGCCATAACAAGAGGAGGATGAATTTGTGAACATTAAGCCAGGTGATATGATTTTTCTGATTAAAGATGAAACCTCAATGGAGAGTGAGCATATAGTCGTAGTTGATTATTATGATCCAGTAACGAATATAATTAAATGCAGCAAAGTATACACGGTACATAAAATACTTCAACAGGGAGGGTCCGTTACTTACGGATTAGCTCCCGGTTTTTTCATTATCTCCAATAAAACGAAAGACAAAAATCTTGCTGGTAACTCAGATGCTGGTGCGTGTTGGATCAATTTAAACAATTTTGATGTAATTGGTCATGTTACTAATGAAGATGTTATAAAAGCCTTTAAAGAACGAGAATCGAAGCTTGTTATTCCTGACATTAGTACTACTAAAGCGGTGCTTGGCCATGATAGCGGTATATAAAATAACCCAAAACGATAGAAAAAATAATATTCAATTAGTCGATCACACTGAGTTTTCTGATAAAGATTTAAGATGGCATACGACATTTTTAAAAGTTGCCGAAATTATGGGAGCCAACAGTCATTGTGTTTCACATAAAGTCGGTGCTGTGTTAGTTAAAAACAAAAGAATAATCTCTACTGGTATAAATGGTACTCCAGCCGGGCATATTAATTGCGATGAAGTCTTTAACCCGGAATCATTTGGTAGAGCTACACACCATGAGTGGTCTAGTCTGAATGAATTGCACGCAGAGATTAACGCTATAGCAATTGCCGCTAAAGAAGGTATATCTACAAAAGATAGTATACTTTATACAACTATATCTCCATGTGTACATTGTTCGAAAGTTATTATAGCTTCAGGTATTAAGCAAGTTGTGTTTAGTGAGCTATATGATCTAGATAATTATGGATTAATTCTTATGTTACAAAATAACATAGACTTATATTTAATAAAGAAAGGTGATATTAATGCCTAAAAAAAATTTAGATTTAAGTTTTCTAAATCAAGGATCGGAGGAGATAGAGCTTCCATCGAGAGGGATTTTATACAAAAATAATATCATAAAAAATGGTAAAGTTCACGTCCGCCCATGGTTGACAGCGGAAGAGAAGCTCATCGATAAATTTAACAAAGCAAACTTCTATAATATACTAAAAAGATTAATCCAGAATGTTTTAGAGGAGAAATTTCCTGTAGAAGAATTTACTATAGGAGATTTCTTTTATTTGTTGTATTGGATTCGTGGATTGAGTTATGGCTCTACATATAAAACAGAATTAGATTGCCCAAATTGCGGTGCTAGGATAAAACCAACTATTGATTTATCTAAATTTGAGGTTGTATACCTTCCTGATTGCACAGAGCCCATGACTATGGTATTACCTAAAAGTCAGATTGAAGTTAAATTTAGATTGACCAGGCTGAAAGATTTAATAGAAGCGACTGAAAAGTCACATTCAGACAGTTTAAAATTTGGGTCATCTATTAGCCCAGACATATATAAACTAGCTAGATGCGTAGAAGAGATGGTATTACCAAACGAGGAAAAAACAATATTGACTCAAGAAGAAGACTTCGGAACAATGATAAATTTGATATGGCCTAAGATACCCGCAATAGATGTTTTTGCTCTAAGAGAAGAGATGTCTAAATACGATCATGGCTATGTTAAGAGTAGCACTCTGAAATGCCCTGAATGCGAAGACTATTTTGAGCAGATGGCGGTACTTTCTTTCGAGTTTTTTCGTCCAAGCAACAGATAACCCGCAATTAATAGTAGATTTTTTATCGATATATAGAGATCCGGAATTAGATATAGAACGCGAGTTAATTCAACTTGTATACTATGCTAACTTAACTTATTATGATGTTAATATGATGACATTCAGAATAAGAAGATTCTGGATGGAGGAAATTCAAAGAATATTACAAGAGAAAGCTAAAGAAGCTAGTGAGATGAATATGTATGGAATGGGTATGTAATTACCCATTCCTTTTTTTTTTTTTTTATTAAATGGTTGCGTTCTATAAATTAAAATTAATCATAGTAAATATTACTACATGACTATTCTATTTATTCGCCAACTAATTTAATCAATAAGGTGATAAAATATGCCCGAAAATAATGAAATGATACTAAATTTAATATCACAAAATATTAGAATACAAAGACCAGGCTTACCAGATGATCAATACAAAAGTTTAGCCGCTAGTATTAAAAATATATTTGAGACGCTAAACGGCGGTATTATGCAGTTAGAAGATGCCACTGAGAATATAATCTCATACTGTCTAAATTTGCTGGCTAAAACTGATATACTTAATAAAAGCAGTAATAAACTAGTATCATCTTATGATTTAATTACTGAAAAAATAAGTAATATAACTACAAAAATAAAAGAAACCAATAACGTATTCAAACAAAATGCTGATGTACAGAACATAGTTAACAAAAATTTAAATTATCTATTTAATTTACCGAATAAATTGATTAAAAATATGCAGAGTGTATTTGAAAGATCAAATATATTAATAATGAGTGCATTTACTCAAACTATTTCTAAAACAGTAGATAAAATAATCAGTTCGTTTAAAGCTATTACTAATTTTATAAGAGATCCTTTAAAAACAGCTAGAGAAAGCATAATTAATTATGTTTTTGAAAGACCTAGAGATGAAGATCGATTTTTTAAAAACAAAGAAGTTGTTGAAAAGCCTAAAATTGAGAACCAATTTTTTAAAAGTGAGAGACGCGACACAAATGATCGTAAATCGCTGTTTGGTTTTAGAGATCTTAATATAGCTAAAACAAGAGAAGATGCAATTATCAATAAAAAAACTCTAGCTGGTATTACCGATATAACGCTTGATGAACAGACAGTATTGAAAAAATCGGCTCCAGGTGTTGCTATAACATGGTTAGCTAAACAACTCAGAAAAACAGGATTAGTTCCATCAGAATCTGAATCTAGAGGTGGTATTATATCTAGAACTAAAGATTACTTACTGCAAGGATTAGGAATAGCTGGAGGAGCTGCTTTAATTCCTAAATTGAAAGCAATAATACCGTTACTTCTAAATCCGTGGGTATTAGGAACTATAGCGGTAGCATTAGGTGGAGCATTAATATGGAAATTTAGAAAACCAATATCTGAATTTTTAGATAATGTAGCTGCAAGTGCTGAGAAATGGGTTGGAATGGTAAAAGATAAATTTTTAGTTAAATTTGATGAGATAAAAGATATATTTGCTAATAGTTTAAAGAAAAGCTTAGAAAAAATTCAAGCTGGTTGGGATTGGGTAGCTGGTAAATTTGATAGCATTAAAAATGCCTGGAGATCGTCGATCGATTCTGTTAATGAATTTTTAGGAAATATCGGTAAAAAAGCCAGCGATATTTATAATACAAATATTCTACCATTATTAAAAGAATTTGATAATATGACTGGCAGAATATTTTCTACAGCTATCACTAATATCAAAAAATTAGGTCCTTATCTTGAGAAGATGGATAATTGGATTATAAGTTTTGGTGAAAAGATAGAGAGTTTTATAACTAGTTCTGGTAGGAAGGTTTTAGATTGGTTTAAAGATTTAAAGGACAAAATAATTCCTGAAGATCTAAAGGCGCCTGGTATAATGGGTGCAACTAGAATTGGCGAAGATATTAAAAAAATAGATGAAGAATCTAAACATAATAGAGAGCAATTGCTAGCTCAAGAGAAAACCGCAGAATTAGTAACAAAAGTAGCTCCTAGCCTGTATGATATAAGAGATATAAAATTATATGATCAAAGAGCTAACAGGATGATGACTGAAGATGATTTAATTAAAACAGCATACAACTTAATAAAGAAATATGAATCTGGTGGAGCGTATGGAGCTGTTAACAGAAATGATGCAGGAGCTGTTTCACTAGGCATATTACAGTGGAATGCCGAAAGAGCGCAAAATTATCTTAAGAGATTATATGATATTGACCCGGAAAAGTTTTCATCTGTAATGGGAGATAAAATAGTAAAAGATTTAAGAAAAGGTAATTGGAGTAAGAGAACGTTTTCTGTAGAAGAGAGCAGAAATTTTGCCAAATTAATGGAAGATTCAAGGATGCGTGCTGAGACAGATAGGTTGGCAATGGAAGATATAGCTAAATATTTTAAACAGGCTAAGCTTTTGGGAGTGCAAGATTATAGAAGCCTTCCTCTTGCTGCTAGCATGATTAACCAATACGGATTTACAGGTTTTAAGAATTTATTGGAAAACCGATTAGGAACTACAGATTTCGATACATTGGTAGAAATATTTGAAAAAGATAAGAACTTTCCATACAGAACTAGAAGATTGAGAGAAATAGAAGATCTTGGCGATTTGTACGAAAATATCAAAATAATTAAAGACAACTTACCTAAAAACATTGATATTCCTGCTGCAGCAGAATCATATAAGCGATCGACTGATATAGCAATTACCAATGAAATTAAATCAAGTCTAAAAGGAGTGTCAGAAAGCTTTAAGAAATCTGTCGATGAGCTTAAAGCTGAAGTAAAAGAAGTTAAGACAAAAACCGATAATAGAGGAATGGTCGACTCACCAATATCTCAAATTAATGGAGATAACATGTACAACGTTCCAAAATATATTATGGAAATGATCTTTGGTCTCAATATCGGTGGAGAAGATAAGAAGTTCGGAGGTATATTTTAATGAATCTTGGTCAATATGATACAAGACAATTTAGAGATCCAAATAGACCAGCTCCACAAGCACCGACAGTTACATCCGATGATTTAAGGAGTATGGGATCCGCCCTGCTCCAAAAAATGGATTTTTTTAGCTTATATGGTTTACCCGAATATAAGCCTTCAGCTGATAATAGTGGAAGTAATTATCTTGGATATATTCCTATAGTAATAAGAAATGCATCTTTTTACGGTGAAGAACTTAGAAAAGAAACATCGATCGATTCAAGACACGATGACAGTCAAAGGATTAATATAAAATTGCCATGGCTACCTTCTGAAATTTCGGATACAGTCTCAGTTTCTTATTCTCGAAGAGGAGACACAGGTATCCAGCTAACAGAACTTATGGCTACATTAACAGCAAGTTTAAGCGAGAGCCTGGCAAATATTGCTTTGGTTGAATATAATTCTCGCGATCTAAGCAAATCTTTAGATCTTGAATTTATACTGCCTATTAACAGAACATTACTTACCGCTGGTGGTACACATTATGTTAGAAGAGAAACTGGTGCTGGTAATGCTGACAGCTTTAAGTTAGAAAATATTGAAGTTAAAGATTTTATGAAAAATGTCAGAGCGTATCTTGGAGCATTGCAAGGACTAGTTTATCCTAGAGCTTATGGATTTTTATACCCGCCGTTGCTGTCGGTTAAATTGGGTGGTCTATATAGAGGATTTAAAGGATTTTTGAGAGAAGTAACTATACGATCTTCTGAAGAAATGTTAGATTTAGGAAATGAAATGTTTCCTATGATCATACGCGGAAATTTGAGATTTATAAATGTTTTTATGTATTCATGGAGCGATGAACATAATACTATAGCGAAAAGTTTTGTATTATCCAACAACCCTCAAATATTATTTGGAATGGATTATAAAGATGAAGATTTAATAACAACTGTTACAGCTGGTGAGAATTTACCAAAAGATATTCCATCTACGATAAATAATTTAGGAATATCTTCAGTAAATACTAAAGATCCAGGTATGACAGCTATACAAAAAGCTATAGAGCGTTATAATAATTTTAATTATAATGATATAAATTATGATAGTTTGTATAATGCTTATAAAAATATGCAGAATTTTGATGTTAACAGAAATTTCGGAAATATAAGTTTTGATAATAATGTTATTAGAGACTTAGATATAAGATATGCCGATATTATTAATAATATGACAAACGATCAGTTTAATTTTTTAGGTATAAATAACAATAATAATTCATTAAAATTATCGACCGAAATTCAGAGTATTATAGGCAGCGTACAGAATGTATCGAATTATGCTAATCTACTAATTAATATTAAACAAAAAGATTTATTTAGCTCACTGTCTAGTTTGTCGAGGATAGTTGGATCATCCGGCACAGCGCTATCTAATAATGTTAGAACAGCGATCGATTTATATTGGCCAATTATCAGCATACTATCTACATTTGATTCCGGTGTTAGTTTAGATAATGTAACAAATCTTTATAGTAATATACTAAAGCTGTTAGAGATTTTAGAAGATTCTAAGTCAATAACTAAAAATAAACTTAACGATTCGGTTTATGTGGATAATTTATATGTAGAAAAAAACTCAAATATTATTAGTAAAATAAATAACAACTTAAATAATATTAACACCTCAAATGTTGATATGACACCTGTAATAGTGTTAGAACAATCTAATTTAATGTTATTAGAAACAGAATTGTTAAAAAATATGGATACTATGAAAAAAGTTAATCGACTAATATATGAAAGAGCGTATGATCTTAAAACTAGAAATATATTATCACACGTTGAAGTTAGTAAGTACAAACAACTTGAAGAAGCTTCTAAAAACATAAATGTTGTATACTCTAGTAATATAAATGAAGCGTTATATAATGAATTAAATACATTTAAAGAGGTATTAAAATCATGAGTGATGGTTATAACCAAAGGTTAGAATTCGCGGATTTAAATTACGGTGAAAAAATAAATCCAACTCAAAATGATAGCAAACATCATATGGCAGTTAACTCTGATTTATATAAATTCAAAAATGTTGGAGTTTTACCGTTATTTTTAAGGAATTTCGTCGATGCTATTCCTGATTATATAGAAGGAGAAGAATTTTATAGAGTAAAAGAAAACGATGTAAATAGATTGGATCTTATATCTTGGAAGTATTATAAGACACCAGAATTATTTTGGGTGATTATGGCGGTCAATAATATTGTAGATCCATTTAATATTGAAGAAGGAAAGGTATTGAGGATGATTCCAAAAGATTATATCGAATATAATTTAATTCGATATTATAAATAAGTGATGATATAAATGCGTAATATTACACAATATTTTGATTATTTTATAACTCGCGCTAACTTGTCTTGGTATAATAAAAACCCAGTTGTTGTCAAAAGCTTATCTTATCATTTATCGCAATATACTCCTTCGGTATACGCTGAAATTATGATTATAATTAATGATGATTATTTTGAAGACTTTAAATCTATAGAAACATTACCGATTAAGGATAGAATTATCGATGTATGGTTTGAAGATGAACTATATAATTTAAAATACAATAAAAAATATTTCTCGGGACCTTTTAGATTTTGTGTAGTTAACTATGAGGTCATAAGGAATTTTAACGTTACAGAAATGGATATAGAATATACGGATATTAATACTGGTAAACTGATACTACTGAGATGTGTGGACCCGGTATTTTATACTATGCAGCTAAATGAAAAATATGAATCATTTGGAAAAATTACTATATCAGAGATAGTGCGTAAGTTAGTAACAAGAAACGGCGGCAAGATTAAAAAAATAGAACCAACCGATTTTGCTTATAATTGGCTCCAAGCTCAAATGACAGATTATGAAATGATCAGATCACTATTACCATATGCTAGATCGCAGAAAGGTGATATATTATACAATTTTTTTATGTTTAATAGAGAAGCTTATTTTGCGCCACTTACTCAAAGTATAAAATCTCCATATTCTGTTAAACTTGACATGATTAAAAATTCTAAGGAAATATCGTATAACACTAATTTTAAAAGCTTGATCGAAAAATATGGTGGCAAAGATTCACTATTCCATTTTAATCGAGGATATACTAATTTTAAAGGAGTTAATCCGAATTCTTTATCTAAAGAAAGTTATTCGAGTTCTATAAGCTCAAAGAAACATCAACATAAAGGAATAGCATCTCAGTATATAAATGGTAGTTTAGATGAAGAGGAGCTACAGAAAATATATATATCAAATCTGCGCCATCGAGTATATACTTTTGGTAAATTAGTTTATACTTTATCTGAAGTTATTCCAGAATTAACGCCATTAAATTGTCTTGAAATCATAAGCCAAGAAAACGGTAAGACTAAAGATTTGGACGGATTATATTATATAGCATCTATAACATACAATTTTGGGATGACTAACGTACATCCATTTCAGCCATATGTGCAGATGGTATTGTGCTCAGAACTTGATTCTAAAGGCATTGAGAGCCCAGAGGGAGGACCAATAATATAATGGCTTCTAAATTCAGCGGTATATATGTCGGTTTGGTTGTAGATAATAACGATCCTAAAAAACTTGGTAGATTAAAGATATCTATACCTAATGTGTATGGTAATATAAAAAATGAAGATCTTCCTTGGGCTGAGCCTTGTTTTCCATATGGACATACAGATAAAGGGATATTTTTTATACCGGAGAAAAACTCTTTAATCTCAGTAATGTTTATAAATGGCAGTCCTTATAAACCGATATGGTTGGGTGCTATATTCAGAGAAAATGAGAATGTTGTACCTTCTGAAGCTAAAGATATATATCCGCAAAGGAAGATAATAAAAACAAATACTGGTTATTTAATGTTCGATGATGACGCTCAATATATTGAATTAAAACATCGCAACGGCTCAACTATTACATTATCTGATGATGGAGATATCACAATTCATGCCGCCAACGATGTAGTTATTTTATCTGATCGCTATATCAAGATGAATCCTTCTGGAAAAGAGAGTGTTATTCCATTAAAATATATTAAAACTCAGGCTGAATTAGATCTTATGTCTCCAGAAGAAGTCAATGAATATAAAAAAGAAATAGAAGAATATAACATAAAAGTTAATACTAATTGTGGTAATCAATCTGATCCTATATATCAAAGAAGCTCAACTGGTGGACCAAGTTTAGGAAACGAATGTAAATCTCAAGCAGCTTCTCCGATGAGACAATGGGGTGCTACGCAAAGAAATGCTAGTAGTGCTATGAAAAATTACTATAAACAAAATATGCGTACATTAAGTAAGCATCGAAAAGGTAATATAGATTACAGATTTAATGCTGAATTTGCTTCCAGAATAGAAGCAGCTTTGGACTATATGCAGCAAAACGAGCCAGATTTATACGAAAAGTTTATGTTTACTGATGGATTCAGAGAAGGAAATAAATACGGAGCTTCTGATTCAATGCATAAATATGGCGCAGCTTTTGATTTTAATTACAGCAGTTATGATTGCAATGAAAGAGAAAAAGTATATTATATTTTTGCTAAATTTGGTATAGCATGTCCATTAAATACCTGGAACGGTCAAGATGAAGGAATGCATATGGAACCAGCACTTACGTTTTATTCAGGTGAATATGTAGCTATATATAAAGAAGAAGAAACTGACACTGAGAGAGAGGTATAATAAAATGGCTAAAGTCACAAGAGTAACTGATCGTACCGAAGGAGTATGTGATTTAGGTTTAGATTGTTGTCCCCATTCCAGAAAAGGTACAAATAACACTGGCAGTAATGATGTCTTTATCAACAATCTAAAAGCTCATCGATTAACCGATACTGGTCCGACTAATTGTCCACATAGCGGTACATTCGAATCAATTGAAGGCAGCCCAGATATTTTTGTTAATGATTTAAGATTAACGAGGATAGCTGATTCTACTAAATGTATTAAATGCGGAAAACCAGGGCAGCACACTACCGGCAGCGATAACGTCTTCGCGAATTAAAATTAATGTTAAGGTGATATGAATGTCTTATAAATATGAATATACATATCCGAAAGATAAAGATGCTGCTGGTTATAGTGGACCGGTACCTATATATATTAGCGCAGATATGTATGCTCCAGGGCTAATGGAAGTAAATGACCACAGAAATCTAATCAGAGCCTCGATTCAGAGAATACTAGGTACTTCTAAAGGCGAACGCGTTATGCAACCTGAGTTTGGCAACAGTCTTAAGAGGATGCTATTTGAGCCTTTAGATGAAATTATAATACAAGATTTAAAATCAGAAATATACGATATTATCAATATTCAAGAACCTCGCGTAGCAGTTAAAAATGTAGATTTTAATATAGATTATGATAATCACGTTATCGCTATACAAATATCATTTTACTATAAGAAAAGCGGAATTGAAGAAACGTTTGATTTTTATATTAAAGGTTAGGAGAAAAATTTAAATGGCTGATTTAAATTTAACAGATATTGAAAGATTACCTATTGATTTTGAAGAAATTATGCAACTTCTAAAGAATAGAGTTCAGTCTAGATTGCCTAATAGATGGACGGATTTTTTAGCCAGCAATTTTGGAGTTGAATTATTGGAAGCATTTGCATACGAAGCGACATTAATGAATTATTACATCAATTCAAGTATCAACGAGTGCTTTTTACCTACGGCTAAGACTAAGACCGGAGTATACTCTTTAGCTAAAACTATAGGGTATAATCCTAAACCTCCATCACAAGCAATAGTTAAACTGAAATTTTATTTAGATACTCCGTATAATAAAAATATAATTATTCCTAAATATACTAAACTTAGCTCTAGTTCAGGAATTCCATTTTATACAACAGAAAATAAGGTTTTATACGTTGGAGAAACGTTTGTTGAAGTTGAAGCAAAATCAGGTACATTAGTTGAAGAATCATTAATATCAAGTGGAATTCCAAGAGATAGATATAAATTAAGACAATTTCCAGTCAATTCAGTGGAATATGTATCTATAAATGATGAATTATATAAGGAAATAGATTTTATCGATGTTCCTGGACAAGATAAATATTTTATGCTCGAACACGATGACAATTTTTACGGTTATATATCATTCGGCGATGGAAATTACGGTGTTAATCCTGGTAAAAACTTAATTATCGACGTATTATATGTAGTTGGTGCTGATTCTAGCCATAATGTTATGCCATTCCAAATAACAAATATATCAGATCTAATATATGATGCAGAAAATAATATTATCAATAATATTAAAGTTGTAAATGAACAAAGTGCTAATGGAGCTTCAGACGGAGAATCACTAGCTGAAGTTAAAAGAAATGCTTCTAGCATATACAGAACTCAAAAAAGATGTGTTACTAGACAAGATTACGAGGATTTAACTTATACACTACCAGGAGTAAAAAAAGTTTCTGTTATTGACCATTCACTCATGGACGAAATCGGTATATTTGGTGTTAAAATAGCTGTTATTCCTGAAAATCAGAGATATCCTACGGATTCATTTAAACAATATGTTAAAAATTTCTTAGAAGAGAAGAAAATAGTCGCTACACAAGTAGATATAATTGATCCAAGTTATATAACGTTTGACGTTAAAGTGTCAGTTAGTATACAACAGAATATGTCATCTTCTGTTATTTCTAATAAAATACGAGAGATTGTTAATAATTATTTGGGATGGGAGAATAGAGATTTTGGCGAAGATGTTTCTAAGCTTGAATTATATAGACTAATATCAGAGATTCCTGGTATTACAAATATCAATAACTTAACATTAGAAGAAAATCGCTCTATATATGTTACAGAAGCACCGGCCGATGGTAGTAATACTATTAAATATTTTGATAGTATTAATATGTTGCGTATTGGAGCTGAGATAAATATTCTAGATTTAGATTCGAATTTAGTATTGTCAACAAAAGTAATAGATATCAATGATTCACTGAGCGAAATTACGATAGCAGATACAATTAGATCAGAAATGAATATTGGTGTTGGTAGCTTAATATATCCAGTATTAATTACTGCTGTAAATCATCAATACGGAGAAAAGGAGATCTCTTTTAGTTTAGACAGTTCAATAACTGGTGGTCAGATAAATTATTCATTATTAAATTTTTCAAATATAACGATATATTTTGCTGATTCGCCTAATAAACGTTATAAAGTATTATTTAGAATAGGTAATAAATTATATTTAAATGAGCCTATTGATCGAGATATCCCAGCAAATACTAAAATTATAATCTTAAGCAAAAAATACACTCCAACTTTAGTTGCAACATTACCACCGGGATCCGATGTTTTTTATTTTAATGATTATCCTAGATTTGACAAAGGTGCTGAGCTAATCAAATCGTCGATGATATCATTTGTTCCAGATACTGTTGTAATGACAAGGCGCGCCGGAGTATCAGATTATATGAATTCAATTATGAACGATGATTATTTAGCTAGAATTAACCAAATATATACTGATAATCTTAATGTGTTTACTGAAGGTATTGATTATAATCTGTTAAGTGGTGGTAAAATTATAGAATGGACAGCTACTGGAAGAGCAAAATTACCAGCAAATAGCAAGTATTATATAGATATTATTAAAAAAGTTATTGATATATCCGATTCTGATATTATTTATTATGTTAAAAGTATAAATAAAAAGACAGCTGCAATAACACCAATGACCAATAAAAAATTAGATGCTCTTACTACATTTGAATATATAAGCGATACGTACAAATTGTTACCTAATGAGATTTCAGATGTTGGAGTCATTTCAATAACAATAATATAATATGAGGATAATTTAAATGTCATTTTTATATAAAATATTACCAGAATATACAAGAAACTCAGATATATTGACTGATAATAATGTATCTGGTCAAGTTAAAACTTTAGAGGAATTCCTAAATGTTATAGATACTGAAATATTTGATATAGCTGCTGATTCTGTGAGAGAGATATTGACATTTACTTCTGTATATGATATAAAAGACGAATATCTTCCTTATTTAGGGTATCTCTTAGGATATAACTGGAATAACAATCTTGATTCGGAAATACAAAGGAATATATTAGCTAATATTATTGAATTATATAAGAGAAAAGGCACAAAATTTTCATTTAATTTTAATCTTTATCATCTAGATCCTACAGTTGTATTATATGAACCATATAAAGACATTTTTATGCTTAATCAATCTGGTTTTGGTGAGCCGATAAATAAAGAATATTACAGTAATATTAAATGGAAAGTACCGGTAGATGCCGCGACTACAGAAAATATAAATTTAATCGGTGAACAGATAATAGATGGTGTAACGGTTAAAAAAGGTAATAGAGTATTAGTTAAAGATCAGAATAATAAGTTAGAAAACGGCGTATATATTGTAAGTGATTCTGAATGGTCAAAAGCAGAAGATTCTGATTCATGTTCTAAAATATCGCGTTCTTTATATTATGTAAAATTTGGTAGAATTAATGCCAATAAGGGTTGGATATGTGTATCTTCTGATGAAACTAATGGAATAATTTTTGAACGTATACGCTCTGGAAATTCGAAAAGATATCATTTGAGCAGTAGAGAATATTATTCTTGGGGAATATTAGTTTTAAAAGTCAATAACTTAAGTAACCAAGTTTTTGAATTAATGTCAATGGTCAAGCCTGCGGGTTGGAAAATATTGGTAGAAACATATTATGGACTCTACTATAATCTCCATACAAAAATAAGTGAAACTGTTAGAAATAAGCTTATATCTGACTCGGGTATTATTAAAAATGATTTTGAATTTATAGAAGATTATTATGATTTCGTATATTCTTTACATTATTCATTAACATTGTTGTATGTAGAAGCAGTTTTGATGGGACATATGTTTGATTTTTATGGCGATCATTTTAGGAATTTTATAAATAATTATATAACATTCAATGATATAAAGCACTATACACTCAATGATAATATATATAGTGACGAAGAATATTCATTATTGAGATATTCAACTCACTATGCAGCATATTCAAATAATATGGAGTCTTAAATATCACACATTATAATTGCTCTATTCAATTTAAAATTAATTATATAAAAAATCATAAAGTTATAATTTATAATGTAGAGCTATCAAAATTTTGGAGGAATATATAATGCCATTAAATGCAAATGCAGCAACTACAGCTATATCACCTTATGTCGCCAGAACTAAAAAAGCTATAGAGTTTTTTGAAGCTAATGAAGATAAAACACAGCAGACCGGTTTAATGATATGCATAGCTGGCGGACCTGGCGATGAAACAGATTGGGTGGGTGGAGCTCCTTTACCTTCATTATCTACTACCCAATTAACATATGTTAAAGGTTTTAAGAGATATAGAGAGATGTATTTTGTAGTACCAAGTGCATCTGGATCGTTAAATGTCGGTGGAGTGGCGTGGACAAAAGTATCTTTAGTTGAACCATATGATCCGGATGTCTGGATGTCAAGATATCTTAATGTATTAGAGCAACATTCAAGGTGGATATATATTGATGTGGTGTTTGGGGCAGGCGAAGCTGATACGGCTTCATATAAACAAGTTGGATTATACAGTAATCTAAAAATAATTGTTGATGATTATACTAAAGACTTCTTCACACCGGCTGAGATATCAAAAACCGGTACAGATCCATCAAATTATAAATATGATGGTATATTAGAGTTATATCAGAATAAACCATCACTAGTGACCAGATCAGGTGATTTATTGGAATATTTCGCCTGGGTATTAGAATTTTAAGAAAGTTGATGTGATAGAATATGCCTTTACCGATAGAAAATCTAAATGTAGCACCATATTATGATACAACAGAGCAGGAATTAGCTCGTGGTTATTCAAAGTACTTAGCTGTTGAGGGTCAAGTGCTACAAAATAGAGAATTGAATGTAGCACAAGGATTAATCCAAGGAAATATAAGAAAAATAACTGATTTGATCATTGACGACGGATCGGTAGTTTCTGGATGTAATTTCACTAATAATGTTGATGCAGGTATCTGTACGCTAGAAGCTGGAGAAGTATATTTCAACGGCTTGTTGATCAAAGTTCCTAGGACAGAATGGGCGTATAGCCAAGTACCGACTGATCCAGCATATGTATGTTTGGAAATAAAGCAGAATGTATATACAGAAGCTGATGATCCATCACTTTATGACCCAGCTGAGAATATAGAAAATACTGGTAATAGAGGCGGTCATCGATTAAAATATGAAGCATATCCGCTGATCAAGACAGTCGCGGAATTTGAAAGATCTGGGGTAAATAACAGAAATATTATCGCTATAATTAGGTTATTAAATAGAAACATAGTTGGTCCGATTAAACCAAAACCCGTGTTCGGTAAAATATATGATCAAATGGCTGAGCGCGCTTATGATGCATCTGGGGATTTTATCGCTCGAGGATTAGAAGTATCAGCTACAACTAGCGATTATCCTAGTCTTAAATATAATGTTAAAATAACAAAAGGAAGAGCATATGTTAAAGGATATGATTATACATACGATAAAGATACATATATACTGCAAGACTTAGCATTGGCAACAGATAATAATTTATTTGTGCCTGAAACTAAAACATTTATTCCAAATACACTATCTTATATGCTAAACCATCGTTATGTACATTCAATTCAAACTGTTACAGCTTTTACTAAAATTCAGGATGTACCAATGACTTCTAGCCAGAATAATGTATTAATCAGATTAGGTGAATTATACGGGATAGCAATAGATAATATAACGATAAATTCGATCATTGTTAATGGTTATGTTATCGGAACTGATTATGAAATCATAGGTGGTAATACCACAATCAATTGGTTAACACCTACTCCAAGCAGTTATACAGTTAATGTTGATTACACTATTAAATTAACCGAGAATTCAGATTATAGTCTAACTAAAGATTCGTCAGGGACATTAATCAATTTTCTACCTGCTAGCGCTAATATACGTAATGATATACAAACATTTTCAGTTGCTTATACTTGGTATTTATCAAGATCAGATTTAGTATATATGTCTGAAGACGGAATGCTGCTTGTTAAAAATGGAATTCCAGACGAAATCGATTTGATTAAACAACCTACCGTACCTTTAGGTAGTTTGCCACTAGCTTATATCTTAGTTGAACCAGGTAAATCACCAACTGAATTCTCAGTGTCTAGTTTTAATATTTATAGAGTTCCAGTTGCGCAATTAAATTCAATGAAGAAGAAAATGGCTGATTTTGAATATAATTTTGCTATGTCAGAACTTGAAACAGCAACTCAAAATAAGCATCTAGAACAAGATGATTTATATAAGTTGAAGAATATATTTGCTGATGCTATAGTTGATTATAATAACATTGATTTAACTGATCATAGTTTTGATGCTACTGTAGATTTATTCAGATCTCAAATTACGCTACCGATGATCATCGATCAAATTGGTTATGATCAAATAAAGTTAAGAAATTCAACAGGAGAAGTTATCAATAATCCGTACATGGAATTAGATAAGAATGACAGTGTTATAACAGATTATCAACCATATATTACTCACAGTATTGACGTTATGCCTTATTATTATAAAGGATTAATTCCTAAGATAGTTTGTGATCCTAAAGTTTTGACTCACGTCGATGATACTTGGACGACTAAAGTTATATGGCTACCTAATAGAATAATATACTCAACTATAACTACTACTAAATGGCAGACTGTGACAAGAAGAACAACCGGTCGATCTAGAGTAGAGACTACCACTAATATAAAAAGTAGATCTACTGTGTCTGAAATAGTTGGAACTGAAGTTGTTTTAACCAAACAAAATGCTGTAGAATTAATACCAAATCCATATATTCATCCGGGGTCTGTTTTAAGAATTGCTGGAAAAGATTTTCCGTCTAATACTGAAATAAGATTATATTTAGATAATAAAATAATTACTCCAGAATTTACAGATCCAATTTTTACAGATTTGGACGACGTTGATATTACAAACTTCAATTTTAAATATAATGGGATTATATGGCGGCCAAATGTCTGGCAATGGGAGTTAAGTAATTGGAATAACGGAAAATATTGGAAGTTTAGTCCACCAAAATATAAAAATTCTACTAAATCATTTGCTCTTTATTATGATAATATTAATAAACAGTGGTTTTATCAAAAAAATGGTTTTGGAAATGATACCAGTGAGTTATTATCTTCCATTCCATCGTGGTTAAAATGGATTAGACGCACACCTTGGATTAATGATTATATATCATCATTGTCAGAAACTGAAAAACAAATTGTTAAATATGTTAATGAAAGAGAACCTATAACTAAAGTTGAATATTTGAGCACTTTCGAAGGAATAGGTACTACTATTATAACTGATAGTGATGGAAATTTTAATGTTGAGATTAAAATTCCAAAAAATACTCCGGTTGGAACTCATACAATAACAGCTGAAACGGTATTACCAAAAGATTTAAATCCAGATAAATATTTTAGTGCTCAAGATGACTTTGTTGGAGAGTCATATACTAGAAATTGGGTAACAGAAGTTTATATGAGAAAAGTCGAACGTGTTACTGAAACTATATATGTTGAAGCAACTGAAACTCGATATATACATGTGTCATCTGACCCAGTTGCCCAATCATTTGTATTTGATGAAGATCAATTTATAGACGGTATAGATTTATATTTTTCTACTAAATCATTAGACCCAGATGCTAAGGTATGGATAAATGTTAGGGAAATGGTAAATGGATTTCCAACTGGAAAAATATTATATTATAAAGAATTAGCTTTTGATGATATTAATACTCCTACTGTTGGATCACCATTTCCGGCAACGCATATAAATTTTGATTATCCTATATATTGCGAAGCCAAGAAATATTATGCTTTTACAGTCGGTTGTAATAGAGATGGATATCGCATATATTATGCTAAAATGGGTAATAGAGATTTAATTACTAATACTCCGGTCATTTATCAACCGCATCCAAGTGGAGTTATGTTTACATCTTCAAATAATGAAACTTGGACACCTATTCAAGATTCAGACATAACCTATTCTTTATATCGAGCAGATTATGATATAAACAACAAGAAGATATATTATATATATTATGTTAATGAAAAAGCACCAAATAACTCAGCGACGTTCGGATCCATGAATATTAGTATAGGAGATGTAATATTAGAAGGTACAGATATAACTTATGAATATTGCGTTACATCGATCGCTCCTGATGTATTTGATCCAACAACAGTTTCTTGGAAAAAATTAAGTATTGAAGAAATGTACGTATTAAATTTAAGTGGTGATATGAAGTTATATATTAGAGCGATTTTATCTTCTACTAATTCAAAATTAACTCCAATGGCTAATGCTAAAACGTTCGAAGCTTTCATCGGTAAATATAAACCAGTCGGGTCATATATTATGATACCGTTGAATATAGAATAGAGGTTATAATTATGGCATTTAATGTATTCTTTAAAAAAGGAAGATTAATATGGGATGAGCAGATTCCAGCTGCTCTAGGTAATGATTGTTTATCTCCAGCCATTAGCTTCGATAGAGGTTATAGCTGGATGGATTTAGGAGATTTAGCAACAAAATTAAGGAATAATGAGCAGGTATATGGTGGTAATATATCGTCCAAAGATAATGGTTTTAAACAGGTTGATATATCATTTGGTTTTACACCTATGTGCATACCTAGTATTGACGATTATGAGGTTGAAGCTGATCCAACTAATGGTCTAGACCCAGGAACATATTACTTCGCTGTAGGTTGTTTAAACCACGACTCACCTGGTATGTTGAGCATTAATCCAGAGAACAATTATTATGTTACTGGGGATTCAGTTAATGAGCAACCTATATCTAGATTAATTCCTATTGATATAACAACTAAATCTAAAGTTAAATTATATGTTAATTATCCACCTTTTACACGTGGATTGTGTATCTATTGTGGTAAAGATAATGGCGGAGTTATTAATCTTGAATTATATCTCGTTACTAATTTCGTCCAACTACTAGATAGTAATATCACTGCAGGCAGCACTAATATCGTTTTAGCTAATAAATATCCACTGCCAAAGACAGGTATTGTTAAGATTGAAAATGAATATATTAGATATTCTGATTGTAGTTGGAATTCAACTCTCAATAAGTGGGAGTTAACTGGTTTAACCAGAGGTATTTTGAATACTTCACCGGCTAGCCATACAAATCCTTCAGGTGGTAATTTACCGGTATATCTTGCTTTATATGACGGTGGGATATATGGAGAATTGCCATCTAGAGTATATTCTCGTCCAGAATTAGACCCAGATTTAGTGCAGTATATCAATTTTGACAAACAACAGCCGATTGATCTAGTCGGTGTATCAAATCCTGCCATAGCTGCTGGTGTAGTCAGCTATTCATCTAGCTGGAAGGTTTTGAGTACTGCGTTAAATTTATCAGGAAATGGATTTTTAACATTAGGTTATGACCTAGCGGCTGTAGCTGATGAAGGTTCTATACATTTTTATATATCGTTCAATGGGTTTAATTCCGATTCTTCTTCAGCCGGTATTGATCCATATATCTTTGGATCAGCAAATGGATTATGGATGAAGATAGGCAGGATCACTAACAAACCGTATTTTGGCTATGGCAATATACAATTGACCAGCCCAGAAGATTTCAGAATACCGAGTCTTTCAAAGAACAATTACGACAGAATTGGATTAACTTGGCGTGTTGGACAGAATAATTCAATGATATTTAACTTTACTGCTAATGGATATTCATTTATCACTATAGAGACTGATATTCCAAAGTATTCATCTGATAATCCAGATTCATTTAATCCTGGAGTACCGTTTATAGGAGGCACTTCTATCAATCCTGGAAACAACACCTGTTTTGTCGGATATATTGATGATTGGCGTGTATATAAAAGAGCTTTAAGTTATGACGATATTCAATCTATTCATACATATATGATGAGCTATCCAAATGTCTACTGCGGATTAGTTACTGTTGATACCAATCTATACAATTATAATACAACAACTAATACAACTCTTGAAAATTATGAGCCGTTGATCGACAAATCGTTCAGTATACCAGTAGCTACATATACATCTGCTGGATATGATCTTGGGGTCTACTACGATCACTGGATTATCAAGAAGTTATTAACGTCATCAGATGTAACTGGTGGCGAAAGGATAGTCTTTCCTGTCGATCCAGAAACAATAAAAATAAGATTTAACATGAAAGGAGATTCAGCTGGAGAATTCACGCCGATATTAAAGAACATATCATTGATAATATCGGAGGATTCTTTAGGATAACGATCATGAAAAAAATTAAAGATCCAAATACAGGAGTAATAAAATATGTAAGAGAAGAGAGTGATATAGCTTTATATAAATTAAGTAACGATATCAAAAAACTTAATTTAAAACTAAAAGAATTGGAAGATAAAATAAGTAAATTAGAAGTTGGTGATAAATAGTGTCTTTATCTATTGAAATTATCAAAGACGTTCCTTTAATGAATGTAGTTGCAGATCTAGAAAATTTATTATCACAAATATGTAATTCAGCAAGTTTAGAAATAATAGCAGATAATTATCCAAGTTTAAGTATAACAGGTTATCCAGATCCGTCAGTATTAGATGCGGCTACACTAAGTGGTAAACCACCAGAATATTATGATGTATTTTTACATAGTATTAATGATTTATCAGATGTCGATATAATAAATGCTCTGAATAATGATATATTAACATATAACTTTCAAACAGGAAAATGGGTTAATAGCACACTAGCTGGAGCTGGAATATCTACTACCGATCATAATCATGATAGCATATATTTAAAATTAACAGGAGGTGATATAACTGGTAATCTAAAAATTTCAGGTACAACTAAATCTAATGGTTATTTATACGCTGGATCAACTGCTCCAAGTAATACAACTAGATTAAATTATGATGGATATTTTTACGCTACTAAATTAGTATCTACAGCTACTACAGGTACAGCTCCTTTAGCAGTATCATCAACTACCGCAGTTATAAATTTAAATGCTGATATGGTTGATGGAAAACATGCAGTAGATTTTATAGATATATCGACATATACAGCAAAGGGAGATCTC